TTAATTATTCTTTTTTCGGTTGCCGTTTTGCTCTAAAATGAGATTTGTACCGGTCTTTTTAATCTTATTTGGCTGATATTCAAGGATGTCAGCAACATCACAACCAAGGACTTCGCATATTCTGTCCAAGTGTTCAAGGTTAATGCGGTCACACATCTCATTATATATATCACATATTGTTGCAGGTCTTATGCCTGTTTTACGGGCAAGTTCAGCCTGCGTTATGCGGTATTTGCCAAGCAAATCGGACAAATGAATTTTAATCATAATAACGCCCCGAGTAATATAATATACTACTGCGTTATTATTTTGCTTAATTGGTAATATTATTACCAAATCAGTAATTGGTTATGATAACTTCTTTGAACTCCACACAATTATCGGGGGTTGCAGGGAGTAGATTTTGCCTACTTACGCACTTTATATTGTAACCTTTATACAAGTCACGAATGAAATCGCAATCGTTATAGGATAGGATAAAACGCCCTTTAATCCCCTTTAAAACGGCATTTAAACGGACGTGGTCATCCTTATTAAACTTACTGTAATTGCGGTTATAATAGCGTTCAGAGGCTACATACGGCGGGTCAATGTAGAATAAGGCAGATTCTCGGTCGTATGTTTTTATAAGGTCTTCAAAGTCCCTGTTTTCGATGATTACACTTTTTAATCGTTCCTTGTATTTTGGAAGTTCAGAAACAATGTTATCAATCGTTTTAGGAGCAGTTGCAAACGAATAGCGATTACTGCCGAAACTGCATTTGATTAAATAAAGATACCTCGCCGCTCTTTGCAGGTCAGTAAGCTCAACCTGATTCTCAATCTCATAGCGATATTGCGAAAACAACTCACGAGATTGTAACCAGTCAACCTCTTTTTGAAGTGCTGAACAGTTGTATTTTATTTGCTTATAAAGGTTAATCAGGTCACCGTCAATATCGTTTAATACCTCCATTTGACCTTTGATTTTACCTTTACCAAACAAAACCCAGCCTGCACCGCCACACACCTCTATGTATCGCTCGCAATCACCGGGAATAAGTGAAATAATCTGATTTTTAAGGTGGCTTTTGCCTCCTACCCAACCAATAAAACTACGCACTTTTGTACCTCCATAATAACTTTTTAGGGGCGTTATTATGGATCAAAAAATCACTTTAAAAACTTGCGGTCAACAAATACAATGCTGTTGCTCTTTGGATAGGCAATTTCTGCCATCCCTGCATTTTTACCCCTTTCTACAATGTAACGCACGGTTACTCTTGTACCTTTAGGGATTATGCCAAATTTAACTTTCTTGTCGGGGTGTGTATAAATATTAGCGGTTGCGTTTGCTGTCATTTTTGGGTATTTTGATAATGATGAATTATTATTGATTCTCGTATTCTGTACAAATCCCGTTTTGTTTTTGTACTTAATTTTACTCCAACCATAGCCATCATCATAAATATGTGTAATGCTTGAATTTTTAGGCATTATACAAATATTTTTGCAATCACCATAGGCATACGCTTTTGATTTGAGTTTACTCTCCGTTGTAATCTTATTATGAGTGACAGATGCGTTTGCTTTATATGTAACTCCAAATGCTGAACACAAGCCTTTGCAGATAGCTTCGCCAATTTTTGTAGTGTTATTGATAATCCACTTAGCAAGAGTTGAATTATCGTGAAATTCGCACTCACAGTAAACGCACTTTGCGTGTGTCTGATTGATTTCAGCAAGGCTGTTCATCGAAATTCCCCTGCCATTTTCTGTGAGCTTTACAAGTTCGTTGTAAACCGGCTGTGCGTACTTGAGATTTTCCGCAGAACGGTTATAAACAAATACATTTGTACCCTTGCCGCCACCAGCGTTTGTATGGATGCAAACATGGACATCAGCTCCAAAGTTATTACTTTCAGAAATTGATGTGTACATATTCTGACCTTTCGGAGCACGCTTTACAGTAAATCCGCACCGCTTCAAGGCGGTTTCTGCTGCAATTGCAATCTTATTGCATTGTTCCATTTCTGTGGTATTGCCGTATGCGTATGAATTTGCATACTGATTTGACGGGCTGAGATAGATTTTCTTTGCCATTACTATTCCTCGCTTTCATTGTTATTCGTTTCTGTTGGCATCAACCATGCCTTCGCCGATGATATACGCTATCATCGTACCTGCGGACATAATAATTGATGTAACCTGTGCAGTTTCGGTTTCTGTTACTCCAAATCCCATAAGGAGTGCTGTAACAAAACCGATTACCGCTGCCCAAAATTTCCTGCTTGTAAGTTTCTGCTTCCAGTTGATTTTCTTCATTATGTTTCCTCGCTTTCTTCTATCATCGGATCATCTACAGTGGGGTTATCACCCCACACCGCCATTACTGCGTTATAGTATTCATCAGACAGCACCGTTTTGATCTGTTCTCTGCCCGATTTGCTGTTCATGTATGCGTTGCGGATGTTTCCGCCTACCTGCATTTCTTCACCGTTAAAGGTCAAAAACTGTTGTCTGAGTACCGACACGCTGTCCTTCGTGAGCATATCGAGTGTGATTTTTTCTTTAAGTTCCATTTTTCATACCTCCGTTATTTTTATATTTTGTAAATCAAAGAAAAGTTTACCTGCTCATCAGCGACGAAATTATAAGCCTGTTTATTGAGCGGAGTAAACTGCAGCCAAGCTGATTTACTTGCACTTCCTCTGAACATTCCGCCGTTTTTGCTTATGCCGATATCATGAACAATCACATCCGATTTGTTTGAGAAAGGCATATTGAGCAAAGATATTGAAGATGTTCCGCCTAAAGATGTTGCGTTCATAATGACGGTGACATTGACAATAACGATATCGCCTATTTTTTCATAAAGGCAAGTTGCAGATTTTATTTTATCAATCTGAGTAGAGTACGGAGTAAGAGTAGCTGTACCAAGTTCGATATTTGACGAATCGTATTTAGTTGCCAAGGCGGTTTTATCTGCTTTAACAAGCAGAGCACTGTAAACCGTACCGCTTGTCAGATAACACGGACTATTATTTTTGGGTTCACTGTCAAACGGCATTGAATTGAGCTTTTGGGCAAGTTTTTGGTCTGTTCTTTCCTTCGTATATGCGTCCGTAATTCCGTACCCTGCGAGTGTTGTTGCCTTATTTGCCTTGCTATTTATAATAGCTGTAAGAACTTTGTTCTGTACAGGATTAACGCTCTTAGCATCCAGTGCAGTATCGGTAAGCACAGCTCCACTCTCGGTCAGAGCAATGACACGGGACAATATGTCTAATAATTCGGGATAATAGTCAGAGGTAGTAATATCACCGTCATAATCGCCGTGAGTGTTTATTACAAACGGCTGTGTAGAGTAGGTACGAGTACCGTCTGTAAGCACAATTTTAGCAACCGTTCTGCCGGCGGATGAAAGCATAGCCTTATCTGTAGTTACAGTAACAATATTTTTTGCTACTGTAGCATTTACAGCAAAATAGTTACTGCCGCTTTTACCTTTGCACACAGCTGTCGCACCTGTTGCATCATAAGCTTCGCCATCAGCGGTAAGGTTAATTTTAATCCGTCTGCCAATGTCATATTGCCCTGCTGAGATTACTATGGGAGTAGCCTGACAGTTTAAATCAAGCGTAATTTTAGCAACATATTCATTCATCGGCGTGCTCCTTTTCCGTTGTTGTAGCTTCGCCTGTGAGTTCTGCGATTACCTGTGATTTGATATCCACAAGCACTGATGACATTATGCCGTCAATAAGGCTTGCCGGGAAGCCGTATTTACTTACAATTGCATTAACGGCGGCAATAAGTTCAGACCGTGCTGATTGTAATGCTAATGGACTAAGTTTCGTCTGCATTTTTATCCTCCTTTGAGTGAATTTCTTCAGACCGTTCTGCCGGTCTTGATTTATCCGTTTCGGCAATTTCCTTCGTATTGATTATGTAATCCATTTTAATTACCTCCTAAGCAGTTAACGATTGAAGAATGCCATTTTTGAAGGTCATTTTAAACTCTTTCCAAGTTGCTGCTGTACCATTGCTGTTAAATGATGTTACATAATAACCCGAAAAAGTGTCTGTAATAGAGCCGCCTTTAAAGCCCCAATCATTCAAAATAGCGTTGTGTAAATAATGATTCCGCAAGTTAAGGTCACAACCTGTGTGTAACTGATTGGCTTCAAGCGAACCGATTTTTTGAGCGGCATATGTAAAGATAAGAGTGTATGAAGAATCAGTTGATTTCATACGATAACACCAATCCATAAATGCCGAACCGTTTTCAAGGTTAAACGAAAGGTCACGCTTTGATGTATCGGAGGCATAACAACCGGTACCTATGTAACCTACCTTAGTGCCTTTGTAGTAAAAATCTTGACCTACCGAATTTAACGACATTAGCTTTTTGCCGTTATTATCAAAAATGTCATGCCCCGTTGACGACAAGCTCATCAGCTTTCTGTTCTGGGAATTGTACACATTTAGCTGTGCATTTTCAAATTTTATGTAATTTGAAATTTTGTTCCAAGCAATTTTGATGTCATCGGCAGACTGTTGAAGTAGAGTGCTCCAACGCTCTGAACCGACAACCTTGTTGACTTCAAAAAATAATCCCTCGGCGGTTTGTGTAATCACCGAACTGTTGAGCGAACTTGCCCACGAATCGGATACATGGAGAACGGTCGTGTCTAAATCCTGCTTAATTTCGTTGACTTTATTATGGTCGTGCAAAGTTTGTGCATCAAGAGCCGTTACTTTGTTTTGCAATGTCTGTAACTTGCCCGTTACTTTGGCAGGTACAGTCGATAAAGTAACCGTGTTAAGCGTTGCATCGGCAGGGTACTCTTTAATCTCTACAATGCGGTGGTCAATCCTTGTCTTGCGTTTACGGTCAATCAGAGTAACCACATCGTATAAATCAAAGGCAAGCACATCACCGTATGTGTCGGGCAATGTTTTTGCAAGGTCAATAACCTTAGCTGTGTAGGATTGCTCCGGCACAGCAAGCACGGCAAGTTTTGCTTTGGCATCATCAAGCAAGGTTTGCTTATTGGTATAGCGTTCGTCTCGCCATATAGCTGATATGACCTTGTCGGTATAGCTATGATTTTCAATGTAATTTTTGCCATTGTTTAGGCTGGCTATACTTAAATTATCTTTACCGTATGGATAAAGTCTTGTAACCAAACTTGTGGTACTGCCTTTGTAAGTCATATCGCTCAAATTAAGCTCATCGGTAAAGTAAGTGCCTGTCGGCTCGGTGTTGTTGTACGGCTTGATGCAGTAAATAACCTTGTTAATTGTGTCAAAACGATAGCGAGTGTTATACGCCGTCGAGTTTTGGCAATAATCGAGGATGTCAAGCGTGGTTACATCAGTCAGCTCAAGGGTGCGGCGAGCGGCTACGAGGTCGGCATCAACAACAGTCCAACCTGTGCCTTTTAAAATCTCCGAGCATACGCTTGAAAAGCTAACGGTGCTCTTATTATAGGTCGGATAAACATTATAGTTGAGTCCCGTGAGGTCAAGCTCACAAGTTATGGTGCTTACCGTTTTACGCTCATTGATGCCGTTTATAAGGTAGCGCTGCCCGTCATACTCGACCGTACCATACAAAACAAAATACCTATATAATTCGTGGTCGGGTGATATATCAAACTGTAATGACATCAAACCGTCTTCCGAACGAGTACGGAAAAAGGTGCTGTCAATGTCACGATAAACCTTTATGTCATCGCCGTAAAATACCTTTAAAAACATCTTACACACCTCCTAAACTAAATGTAAATCGGTGTGTAAGACACCGTTATGCTGACATCAGATGCAGACGATGTTATCTGATTTTTGCCCGGTTGCAGAACAGGGAAATCAATCAAATCACTGTCGCCAAACTTATTTTTGCCGTCTGCAGTAATTAATCCTGACACGCTGTCAATAACAATTTTTGTGCCGACTGCTATATTTTTGATAGTAACGCCCTGCAAAGTTACCTCAGATTTTGTGTTAGCATACTCAGCCGTAATTATAGGTAGTGTAGCCGTGTTGGAATTGCAAATCATATAGCTGTTTGCTTTTATAATCTCACTGATAGGCTTTGCGTGACGAACAGCATTAAATGTATATGTAACATCATGCTCACCACTGCTATCAAAAGTTGCGGCGGCAATACTGTTGACTATTGCCGTGTATATAAATCCATCAGGAAGAGCAATTTCAACTACTTTGCCAACAAGCAAGCCCTCAAATACAGTTATATTTTCGGTTGCTATTGCAAGGCGGTCGGAAACTGTCAAACCTTTTGCATAGTCACCAAGATAGTGAGGGTAAAAAGTCAAAGTTAAAGTCAAAGTTCTTGTGCCGGGAACGGAAGAAAACAGTAACGGAGCTGTTAAGATACTGCGAGAGGCAGATAAATTGTTGGTAACGGTTGTACCGCTGACCGAATAGCTTTGTAAACGGGCATTGTATGCGGAAATATCAACGCCGTTTATTGTCATTTCGTTAAGCATTTTATCTGTCCTCCCATGCAAGTTCTTCAGAAACATACGGCGTGAGTGCCACAGCTGTTTCTCGACCGTCAATATTAATTGAGGTGTGAATATCGCCTTTAAGGTTGTACTTACGCTCGTTATCCTCGCTCATCAGCTCGACATTGTGGTTGACATCAGCCGTGAATTTGGATCTGAGCATAGCCTGTCCTGCATTAACAGCTGACCTCATCTTAGACACAAGACCGTCAGCTGAAACACCAGCCTGCATACGCTCGGTAAAGGTAGAAGCAACATCATCAGCCTGCTTATACAGATTCGGAGCTTCGTCATCAAGTCCATTCTCACCGCCTTCGAGGGTGTAGGCAAAGATTTTTTTGAATACTTTTGACGGAGAGTGTTCGTCCAACATCCTGCGAACGGTGTTTATAAATCCCCCTGTGATTTCAACCGCCTTGAGATACAAGCTGTTCTTTTTTTCATCAAGTCCTTTAATTGCTCCTTCCATAGACTGAGAATAACTTTCCTTAGTATCCTTTGGCATATTTTTCATTGGTGTAAAGAAAGCATCAACAATTTCTTTGGAGTGTTCACCCGTTTTACCGGTATAGGTTTCATACAAACTTTCCAGTCCTAAAAATCCAGCCAGCTGCTTTTGATAATTATCATCATTCAGGATTTTGGTTTGTTGATTCCTTATTTCGCCTTGCTTTTGGTGTGCCGAGTATTTTCATCAGTTATCGCTCGGTCTCTTGAATCAAGATATGTTTTATATTTTTGAGCCGCAATTCTATTGTCCTTTTCTTCGGCGAGAAAATCATTTAAATCCCGGTTGTATTCGGCATCAATACTTTCAAGGTTATTTTTATGTGTTGCATTTTCGTCAGCTTCATCTTGATTTAATTTTTTCAAATCTTTGGTTGAATTCTGTAATACATTTGCTCGGTTATAGTAGCCCTTCTGAAGAATACTAATGGTATCACCGCAAACCTTATTAGCTTCATCGACAGCGGCTTTGTAATCCTTGTTGGCTTGTTCTCTTTGCTTGTTGTACCACTCTTCGGTATATTGTTTATCAGTGCCGATAAGTGCTCGTTTCTCGGCAAGCCAATTTGTCCTTTGTTCTTCGGCAGCTTTTATTGTATTATCCCTTGTTTGTTGAGCCGTAGCAGAATACTCTTGCGAATATTGTTCATACTCTTCAAGGCTCATATCGTGGTCAGCAACTAAATCCTTTGCCATATCTTTGGTTACATTTTGATACTGCTGTTGAACTTCTAATTGTTGATCCGCTAATTCTTTTTGCTTAGCAAAAAGATCGTCAAGTCTTTGAATTTCTTCATCGGTAAGTTCTGTACGCTTTTCTTTGGCAGTTCGTGCGATTTCCGTAATTTCTGTCTGCACGCTGTCCATTTTATCAGCAAGCTCTTGCTGTTTATCCTTTGACAAGATAATCGAATCGTTAAACCCATCAAGCACACCGCTTGAACTGTTGACTCCGTCCATAAACTCACTAATCTTATCACCGATACACTCATATGTTTCCGAGAGATTGTCATTTGCGGTTTTTAGCGATTCTTCAGCAGTTACAAGGTCATTTGTGCTTTGCGTTGCATCACCGTTGGCGGCAGAAAATGCAACAATACCGGCTGTCAGTGCTGTTATTCCCGTCAAGATAAGCACAGCCGGATTGAGTGACATTGCCAAGTTCCAAGCATACTGAGCGGCTGTGGCAAGTGTAATCTCACCTGTTAATGCACCGATTGCGATTTGTTTAAGAGTTATAGTGCCGAGTGATGCCGCCTCAGCAAGACTTTCGGCGGTAACGGATGCGGCATGCTCTTTCACAAGAGCAGTAATTGCTGATATGATTTGCCAAGCCTTCCACGCTGTGACAGCAGTTGTCACAATTGGCAAAAGTATATTAAGGTTGTCAGCGACAATATCAATAGCTTTTGCAAGCGGTGGTATAACAACCTTTGCAATGTTAGTCATAGTTTTGCCGAGGTTAATCAATATGGTTTTAACTGTATTGATAGCTTTTTTAAGACCGCCATTTTCAAAGGATTTTTTGATAGTGTTAATTGCCTCTTTAACGGGGGCTTGCAGTTCTTTTGGCAGTAACTTAACTAAGTTTTTAGTTAAAGCATCTACGATACTTTTTGCCGCAGACAGTAGATCGGGAGCACGGTCACTTATGCCTTTAACCAATGTTTTTACGATGTTTATAGCCGCTTTAACGAGTTTGTTGGAGTTGTTTGCGATCCCGTTAACAAATGCCTGCAAAAAAGACATTGCGGCATCAATCATCTTCGGAGCGGCTTCAACTGCTTTTGTTGCAAGTTCGCCAAAAATAGAGCCTGCCTCTTCAATCATCTCCGATAATCCGCCTTCGGTAAATGCCTCGGTAAGTCTGCTTACATAGTTCTGAGCCTCTTTTGCGGCATCAGTAAGCGGCTCGGACATACTCCCGTAGATTTCGATGCCTAATCCCTCAAGCCCTGATTTTAGTATCGTAATCTGTCCCTGCAGATTATTTTGCATTGTGTCAGCCATTTTTTGAGCCGAGCCGTCTGCATTATCAATGTTTTTTACAAGAGTATTAAAATCCTTATCACTTGCATTAACAATGGCAAGCATACCCGACATAGCCTCTTTACCAAAGAGCGTACTTGCGGCGGCTGTCTGCTCTGTTTCGGACAAACCGCTGAACTTTGTCCTTAACTCTTTGATAACATCAATGAGCGGTAATGCTTTGCCGTTGGCATCGGTCATGCTGATTTTGTATTTATCCATGACCTCTTTCATTTCCTTCGTTGGGGAAGCGAGGTTGGATAATGCAGTTTTAAGGCTCGTGCCTGCCATGCTGCCTTTAACACTGGCATTAGCCATAAGACCGAGAGCAACAGATACATCTTCAACACTATAATTCATAGCACCTGCAAGAGGTGCTACATATTTAAAACTCTCACCGAGCATTGACACATTAGTATTTGCAGAACTTGATGCTTTAGCAAGCACATCGGCAAAATGGGTGCTGTCAGATGCCTTTAAGCCAAATGCAGTAATTGCATCGGTAACAATATCTGATGTTGTCGCAAGATCAAGACCGTCTGCGGCGGCAAGTGACATAATACCGTCAATACCATTGAGCATTGATGTTGTGTTCCAGCCTGCCATAGCCATATATTGTAAAGCCTCAGCAGATTCGGAGGCTGAGAACTTTGTCTTAGCACCCATCTCTTTAGCCTTATCAGTAAGGCTCTGCAAGTCTTTACCGCTTGCACCGCTGATAGCCGAAACCTTAGACATTGCCGCCTCAAAAGACGAGCCGACTGTTGCCGCTGCTGTTGCTCCTGCTCCGAGGGTTGTAGCTATACCGGCAAGCGTTGTTGTTATTGCAGACACACCTGTTTTGGCAAGTCCTTTTAATTTATCAATGCCCTTTTTAAAACCACCGGTATCAATTTTGGTGTCAATTTTAATTGAACCGTCATACGCCAATATCCCACATCCTTTACTGTGAGGTCATCGGCATCCAATGGCTCTACTTGACCTGATTATTTTTTATCGCTTAAAACGATTTCAAATTTCTTTTTACAATTTCGCCCTTTGCAAAATATAAAAATGCCCCTACACCTTGACGATTTGTCAAAGTATATGGGCATTTCGTAACCGCAAAAAGGGCATTTAATTTTTTGTTTGTTTTTCAATTTATCACCTACGATAAATCATATTGATTTTTACTTGTTAATTCAGCATCGTCAAAATTCATCTTCAAAACATCTTTATAGGATTTTTGGTGAAAACAAATTCTGCATATCCGCCATTTTCACCATTAAATTTGTATGTATGTGTAAATTCAATATAATCATCAAATTCTTCTTCTGTTTCTGCCACCTTTGTGCCTTCGCCTCCGACAATGTCAACAACATCGGAATAGGTTTGTCCTGTATGAATTTCGTCAAACTCAGCCTTGCTTATGCCTGACGGGTCACTTCCACAGGCTGTGCAAGTCAATGCCAACAATGCAATAGTTATAAAGGATAAAATCTTTTTCACAGTTGTACCACCTCAATAAATTTTATATACACATTATACAAAATCTATATAAGTTCGTCAACTGATTTTCCTGATAACAAAGCCTCTTCAATCACATTATACTTTTCCTGCACCGACTGCGGCAGAGGCAGGGCATAGAGTTTTTTCATTCGCTGATAAAAATTGCGGTCTGCCGTTGACATTTTAGAGGTAATCGGCATACTGCGATAACCTAAAATTTTTGTAAACATACAATCGGCACGCAATGACATAAACAATGCACGAAACTTCCACCAATGCAAATTTGCATCGTTGAGGTCAATGCCGTACTGCTCTAAAAATGCCGCATAGATATAGCCATCATCAAAATCGTAATCAAATACAGCTTTATCATTGCCACCGCCTGAATGCTTTTCGGGTGGTTTTCCACAGCGATAAAAGTTTAAAATAGCCTCGACTGTTTCTTCGTTCATCGGGCAAGGTGTTCTGAATACAAGCTTCTGAATTTCTGCGAGTACTTCGGCTGAAATTGTATCGTCAATCTGCTCGGTGAGGATAAGCTCAAACTTAATCCATACCCTAAAATCAGTATTTATTTTATATTCCACACCCGACACGGTTATTGTATCGGGTGTTTTGTCACAAAGCAGATTCATTACTTTGTCGCCGGTTTAAGTGTCTTTTTGTAATGATTGTACTGCTTATGCCTTTTGCCCCTGTGGTTGTTGTTCATTGCAATTGCTCTGCTTTTATACCTACTACCGAGCTTTGAGCTGAGAGCATTAACAGCCTTGATGACATCCTCGTAGGCATTGATACAGGTTGTAAGGTTTACGGTTTCGCCGAAAACCTTTTTAGCTGTCCCGTCACCAAAAACCTCATCAAAAAAGTTAAAAACAGCCGTACACTGAGCACGGATAAGCTCTGACTGGCGTTTGCCCTCGGGCTGTAAATCATTCATTGCCTTTGCCACATTATCGTGAGCGTGTTCGTAACGCTCCATAACGAGTGCATCGGCAACATCAATGTCAGGTAAATTTACACCGTTAATAACCATATTTTATGCCTCCGAAGTTTTTGCTGTAAATGTCTTTGTGGCTGTGTCAAAAGTACCCTCAACAGGATCTCCTTTTGCCAGAAAGTTACCACTACAACCCATTTCGCCGTCGTCATTTGTAAAACTTGCAACCTCAACCGCAACACGGATTTTGCGTGCATGATATGCGGTCTTGTTACTGCCGCCTTCAACAGGCTGGTCAAGGTCAACGATAACATAATCTGTTTCGGCGTCTGCTCCTACAAGCTGTTTCTCACCGATATTGATGATGTAATTGATAGCATCCTGCTCTCTGATCTGGTCAACCTCAAACGCTGTTGTCCAGTCATAGCCGCTGATTGATTTTGTTGCAGATTTGTCGCAGACATACTTACGGCTCTTAGTCTGAGCCGCAGGTGACTCATCAAGAGTTTTTGCACCTACACCGAGGAGAGAAAAATTCGGTGATTTGTTTGTACCGCCGCAGTCAAGGTAGTTTGCCTGCATTCTTCTCTGTCTGATTACTTCGCTCATTATTTTTTACCTCCAATTTTAGTATATTTAAGTTGGCACTGTATTTGATATCGTGCCGATTTTGTGTCATTGTCGATTGCATACCCCGATGACAGCACCTTAACGGATAAAGGGGTTAAACCTTCGGGCAGTTTCGGCAGTTTGCCGTTTAAGTCCTGTTCGGCAATCCACTCTTCGAGCCGTTCATAAAACTCCAAATTTGCTATGTTTATTGATTCATCGGGACTGTAATTTTCACGGCTTGCAAAGATAAAGAGGTACTGGCATTTAGCAGAGCCGTCAATGTACTGCTTTAGTACAGTTTTGCACGGCACAACCTCAATGCTGTACTGTTCGGGGTCTTCGCCGAGATAGTCAACATTAAGGTCATTATCAACCTCTAATACATCGCAATCGGCAAACCACCTAAACAATGATTTAATTATTGATTCGTCCATTATTTGCCTCCGCTTTTTTCTTTGGCGGTTTTGATGATGTCATCAAGATGGTCTGCTTTCATCCGCTCAAACCAAAACTTGCCCCTTAGACCACCGCTTGCAGTACCCTGTTTACCTTTGCCTGCGTTTAGGTAGTAATTGGTATGTGCATATACAATATCGTACATTACCTCACCACTACCTATCTTTGTTCCACGGATACCGCTCTTGATAAGATTGCCGGTTTTAAAAGGTACATATGGAGTAGAACGGCGAAGGACTTCGCTGTCCACAATTTTTTGAACCTTGCCACTCGGCTCAAGACCACGGTCTTTAAGCATAGTATCAGTAGTATTAAAAAGCAGTTTAATAATCATTTAACCACCAATTTAATGTGTTTTGAAAAGGCACTTGCCGACAGATTTTCGGTGACCTGCGTAATCTGCTGACCGCCTGCGTCAAGGATATCCTTAACAGTAATTACATCAAGGTCAACCAAGCCTTTTACAACATAATCTCCCTTTTTTAGGGAGTAGCAATTGTCACTTTCATCAAGCGGTAAAGACTTGTATGTTGACGGGTCAACATAGTGAGTAGTCTGCAAAACGCTGTCAGGGATACGGATAACATACTCATCAGATGCAGACACATTTTTGTCAGCAACAATAATTTGATCCCTACCGTGGTAATTAACTCCGTCCAAAACAGTTGCAAACCAAAAGGTTTCACGGCCCTGCTTTTTAGAGCAAAACACGGTAATGCGTGTGTTGTTTGTGAGCATTATCTCACCCCCTGATATAAAAGACCTGTACCGCTTAACTCTTGTTTTATAGCCTTGTACATTGCTCTTTTTTCACGCTCTGCAAGCTCATCGGCATTGTAATCCTTGTATGTAACGCTGTAACCGTCCGTTGATTCAGACTTGATGCCTTGAGGGATATTTGCCACACCTCCACGAATTTCGGCAACCGCCTCAGCGGCGGCACAGACTGCATTCTTTACCTGCTCCGTCACTTCGGGAATTTCTCCCATAATAACATAGTTTAAAAAGCGTTCCGCCTTGCGTGCATAGCGATTGAATTCTTCGGCGGTTAAATCACCGCCGAAAGAATCCTTGTAATAAGCATAATCCGCATACATTTTTAAGATACCTTAATGTTACGGAAAACACCGCACTTTGTTGTGTTTTTGAGAGCAACAGCGGCAACCATTTCAACTTCAGCCTTTTTAACCGCACCGGGGGCAGTAAGGTCAGGCATATATGTTTTGATGATTGACGAACCGCTGAGGGAAACACCGTGGAAAGCATCAAGACCAAGCTGTACCGCATAAAGGTCGGTAAGACCTGTCACCTTTGAGCTTGATGCACCTGTTTCGTAAATCGGCACGCAAGGCACAGTCTTTGAACCGTCAAAGTAGTTACCCATATCGTAAAAAATGATACCGTCATAACCCTGAGCAGTTTTACCGAAAGCGTCCTCGGCTCTTGTGAGGTATCCTGCACGCTGAGCAACGCTTTTGAGCTTAGCAATAATCTTGCTGTTGCCGAGCAGAAAAGTAGGCTTGCCGTCAATACCGCCGATAAACTCGTTGAGCATATCAATCATAAGCTGATAGTTGCTTGTAACAAGTGCAGAGGTTGAGAGGTCAACTACTGTCTTGTCAGAGCCTGCGTTGTACTCAGTGCTTGTGCCCTTGAGGAGAGTTGTAAGACCGTCAAAGTCAACCGACTTATTAGTCTTTGAGCCGTTAATACAGCAATTTTGAAAATGGTTACGAGTAGCGAGGGTTTTCTGCTCGAGCTGAAACGCAATTTCGTTTGTTGTTGCTTCCTGAATAACACGGTCAACCTCACTTGCACCGCCGAAGATTTTAAGGTCAACGGTCTTTTTAATTTTCTTCGCCTCATTGGCTGTGTATTCGCTGTTGATTTCTCTGCCTGCCGCTGTTGACGGTGTCTGGAGCTGTAAGTAACCGTAGGTGAGAGTTGAGCCTCCGACACCCGGTGATACGGCATCATCAAAAGTAAGCTCATCCATAAACTGTGAGCCACGGCGGAGAGTATCAATAACCTCCTGTGTCACCTTGTCGGCTCTGCCGACGCTTGCTTCTGCTAATGTAATAGGCATTTTGTGTCCTCCTTATTTCTTGTAATAGTCTTCAACGGCAGACTTGAGGTTTGAACCGGACTTTGCTTTTGCTCCGCCTGTGGGTCCGCCGAGGTCAAGTTTCTTTTTGGGTTCTTCCTCTGACTTAAAGAGGAAAGGTTTTGACTGTTTCAGCTCTGCAAGCTGTTCGTCAAGTCCCGTGATACTGCCGTCCTCAGTCTGAGATACCTTTGACATATCAATGTTAGCCTTGACCGACACGAGGTCAGCCGCACCTGCGTTATTGATGGCAGATTCAACCGCCTGCTCAAACTTGTAGTCATTGAGCTTTTTGTCGCCGTCAAGCTGTGCCTGCTTAACCTTGTTCTGCCAATCGGGGTCATAACCTTCAAGATTAGCGTTTGCAGTTTCGAGCTTTTTTGACACATCATCATACTTGTCCTTTTCGACATACTGACCGCCTGCAAGGTTGCCGAGCTTAACATCTGCCGCATTGTTTACCTTTTCTGCAAACTGTTCAAAGGTTAATGCCTCGTCACCAAACAGGGCTTTTAAAATTTCCATTAAGTCCATTTGTTTGCTCCTTTCAATTTATTAGCAATTGTGTGTACTCAAAAATTTGAGCAATATTAAAAGCCCCCGAGATTCGGGAGCTTATAAACTGTTTTATTCTACCGGCTCATATGTTTTTGCAAATGTGTCGGGTTTGCAAGGATATTTTTCACCATTAACACCGGTGATAATATAGTCACCCGGACTTGCTGTCATATCACCTTCAAGTGTGTGTATTACAACTGTTTTATCCGTGCGTTCTGCTTCTACCACAATGGGCTTTTTTCTGTATTTAGCCATTAAAACACCTTCTAATCATAAAAATAAGGGTAAAAGGAAAAGGGATGTTTCAAACACCCCCTTTAATACCCGTTTAAATTCGTTTAATTTTGTTTTAATCAAATCAACTATGTAACTTTACCTTTCAGTAATTAAAGCCGATACAATTGAAAATAAGCATAAATAATTATCTACCTTTTGCTACAGGCAAATCATCATAATTACTCTCAGCTCTTTCTGTTTCTATTGTATAATGCTTGCAAAATTGCTTTTCGGCTAAAAACTCTTTTGGAATTCCTTTTAAATAATATTTACATATAGTACCAAATTTGTTTTTTCTGTTAGCACAACTACTACACCTTGGTAAATTTGCCATTTTAATATCTCCTTAAATAAGTGTCTATATATTCATAATATACATCCAAATATTTCTTGCTTATACTTTTTCCTTTGTTTATAGCAACATACACCTCATTAAGAAACTCATCAGGATATTTATCAACCAATTTACAAAAACCTTTTACACGAGTATCTTCATTTAAAAATTGATATAACTGTTCAGTCTTTTCAAACGAATTATAGTAGTTAATGCGAGCATGCATTATTTCGTGATTTACTAAATCTTCGATGTTCTCACTTTGCCACCAACCTGAATCGTAATAATTCAAACAAGCAGCATTAAACTCATCTAATGTTACATTTAAAAAATAATCTCTATTTAAATACAACTGAGTTTTAGGGTGTACACCTGTTTCATAGTTAGTAATGAATACAGATTTATTCCCAATAGGAAATTTAGCAATTTTAATTTCATCAAATATGAAATCGTCATTTTCGGATAATCTTTTTTCGATTGCACCGTTAATTGCTTTAAGAATATCTGCAGATAACTCGCTGTCATTATATTTTTCAAAATTAGTTTCTGATTTTAATAAATAATTACAATTATCAGGAATTTTCACCGATTTACTTATAGTTTTAATTATACTCTTTTCAGCGGAATTTGCAACAGCTTTCTTATTTTTCCACACCGCTTTTTGAGCAGTACTTCTGCCAAAACCATAAGCCTGTTGACGAGAACGGTCGGGAAGTAATCCTGTTTTTTACAAAAGCTATTCAGTTCTGACTCCTGCCGTTTCAACTTGCTTGAATAGTGGCTGAAATTTTTTTCTAACTTTTGTAACAGCTGTTCATCGGAAAGATTATTCAAAGCCTCATCACAAGCGGCAAGTGTTCTTTTTGTTACCCTGATTTTGCGTTCGTAGGCTCTTTGCTGTTGTTCTGCCTCATACAGCGTGTGCATTGAGCCGTCGGGATATTCAATGTTTTTAGCATTCAGTTCTTCGAGGTCTTTTGCCGAGTACATTCGACTACTACCCTCAAAGAACGGATACCAATCGTGTCGGCAGTTCCAGCCTTTAAATCCGTCACCTGTGCCGTAACCAATATCAGATAAGGACAAGTAACCTCTTTGACCACTCAGGCTTACAATCTGTCCCTGCCAAGCCGAGTGGCTCGGTCGAGCTCCTGCGTGGGCGGTAATTTCCATAAGGTCACAGCCAAGCTCTTGGGCATTTGATAGGCATATCTGACCCGTGGTTTGACCTATGCCGGTCATAACATTACGCCGTACAGCAACATCAAGTCGGTCACGATGACCGGAGGGATAGATTACATACGCTCCGTCTTGAGCTACCTGTTTAATTGCATCGGCAATTGCCTGTTGCGGAGTAAATGCTCCGCTTGATGCTTTTAGTTCAGCAAGACTGCAGGCATTAATAAAGCTCGTTTGCGATGACACAGCTGTGGTCAGAGTAAGATTGCTAAGATTGCCCTGCGTTTTCTTAAAACCTGCCTCAAGTAATTGCATTTGTACATCAGACACCTTGAGTGACTTTGGATTCATACCGTTCTGACGGTAAATTTCGTTATCATACTCCGTAGCGGTCACACCTGCATCTTCAAAAAGTTTTTTTAGTTCTGATTCTGTTTTGTCACTATACTTAGCGACACTTGACAGCACTTCAGAGTGAAGAATGCCGAGCTCCTGCATATGCTGTGCCTGCCATATGCCCGTGTCGGTCATTGTACCCGTTTTGGCAATTCTTCGGGCAATGTCACGGACGATTTGTTCTTCAAGTTGCGAGTAAAGATTGATGATATTATCGGCACAATGGGCAAGCTGTTCGGGTGTGAGCATTAAGTGCCACCGCCTTCATCAAAAAAACTTTGTACACCGCTTTCGGGTAACATTTCTGCCGCCTGTTTATCATCAACTCCATACCGCCATTTGAGGTAGTCGGTCTTTTTGCGGATACCGCTGTTGACCTCATTGAGCTGTATAGCCTGCTCTTTGTCCTTATCTTCAAGCACGCCATCGCCCCAATTAAAGCTAACTTCGTACTCTCCGCTTGGAGCAAGATTACAGGCATCAGCCATAGCATTGCACGCATATATGTAGTCCTCAAGTACAGCCTCAAGCGAGTGCTGCATATCAGACACAGCTGTATAGCTACGCTGTTTTGATGCTTTGATTTCTTCCGCTGTCTTATCTACATTTTGTGGGTTTGACAATGTGCCGTAAGCAAGGGAGCAGTTAAACTCAATCTGTCTTTTTATTTCGTTTAGTCCATTTGAGTAGTTATCATCACGCAAAGTCGGGTTAAAAACTTCATAAAAAGACTTATCTTTGTTATCGTCTGCATCAATGTTAAATTTGCGAAACAATCTATCACGGGTTGACGGTGTTCCGAGCGTATCTTCGCCCGGTCGCTGTCGAAGAACTTCTTCGCCGGCATCAACTGCAAGCTCGCCGCCTTCAAACTCCCACAAATATCTGTCCCACTGCAAGTCAGCCTCATTAAGCAGCTTAATTGCTCGGCTGTAAACAGACACACCTAAGGGACTGCCACTTTCGATGTTATTAGCAAAAGGTACAGACCAAAAAGCAAATAAAGGACGGTCAACATCATTGATAACTATGTATGGGTCAATTCTCGACCACATATCGCTGTCAAGACTTTCAGGATTTATTTCCGCCCCGATGTTGTCGGGACTGGATGAAACAAAAAAGTGACTTTCGATTGTGTGTGATTTGTTTTCGTAGCTGTAAGTCTGCTTTTCAACTCTTGTGTAATAGTTCTTGCCTTTGACCTCTTGATTAAAAAACACGGCAGCGGTTATTATGCCGTTGCTGTAATTAAGAGGGATAAACTTGTCCTGCGTGATGCAATCGGGGAGGATTACACCATTACGAACATACGGTTTAAACATTATGCCGCCGACCGCACAACCTGCCTCAAGCCTTACTCTGAGCTGTTCAAGCAATCTTTCATACTGTTCTTGTAAATAATCCGCACGCTCTGAACCCGTTATTTCGCTCTCAAATTCAATCATAATTAACCGTGCAAATTCGGACGCTATCGTTGCACCGAGGTTAAGTGTCTTGTTGTGGCAATCTTTGCTCCAAGACGGCTCATCGGCATATATTTCAAGCCATACTTCCATAGCCTCTTCCATATTATCAAATTGATAATTACTCGTAGCGTTTTCGGGGTCAAGTTTGTTTACAATACTCCTTAACCAACTTAAAAACACATATTTAGCACGCCTTTTCAACTGCTCACCTCCTTGTATTTAAATTCACGCTTTAGGACTGTATAAGCAAAATAGCGTATATCGTCCATTGCGTGGTCATTTTCCTTAACTACTTTGTCAACCTCAGCTTTATCGTCCCAGCGGTACATTCCGAACTCCTCTTGTGATGCCTTGCACTTAACGCCGATTTTAATTCTGCCGTCGGTCAGCATTTGGCTTGTAGTTCGGATACCGTTTATGACATCATTTTTCGCTGACTTAACAAAAAACTTGCCGTGTCTTTTGATCGTAGCTTTAAAACTGGCGGCGGACGGGTCAATTATCACACGCTCTATATAGCGGTCACCTGCAAGTTTTTCGAGTTCCGCATAATGCTCTTCGTCAGTTCGCTGATAACCCTCTTTTCGGCTGTTGTAGTAGTATTCATCAACACGGATTGCCTCGTTGTCAGTTACGCACCACAGTCCCATAGAGCAAGGGTTAATAGTACCGTAGTCCATTGATATGTACCATAGTCCGACAAGCTCATCAGGGTTGCCGTCCCACAACTTTTCCTTGATGTGGTCGTTGTAATCCTGATAAACAAGACCTTCTGCAATAACCCACTCACCAAGAATAAAGCGGCGGTAAAAAGTGCCTTGATAAAGGCTGTAATACCGCTGTTTCACCTTATCGGATAATGATAGGTTATCGTCCATTAAAAACTTGAGCCTTAAAGCGTGCTTTTCAGAAGCCTTTAAAACCCACTCACGATAAAACCAATGGTTAGGGTTATCGGGGTTGCAATTGAACCAAAACCTTGCACCCTCAACCGAGCAACGGGCAAGAGCCTGCTCAACAAATGACCTTGGCATCAGAGCAACCTCATCGAAGAGGACACCTGCAAGCGTAACACCCTGAATCAAGTCCTGTGAGCTTTCATCTTTACCGCCAAAAATGTAAAATGTATTAGATTTGCCGTCTTTGCTGATTATCAGCAAGTTTTCCGACCGTTTATCCTTTATGTCATAGCGATGTTTGAGCATATTGATAAGAGGCTTAATAACATTTCGTCTGCAAGAGCCTACGGTTTTACCGCAAATAGCAAAGTTACAGTCAGCGAATGTTGCCATTGCCCAAAAGATAAAAGATATACTCATGCTTACGGTTTTTCCCGAACGAACTGATCCGTCTGCAATTATCGCATCATATTTATCCTTTATCCCGTCAACTTTCCACCAGCTAAGTACTTTTAGCTGTTTTCTCGAAAAAGGCTTAAACTTCATCCTTAAAAGCCTCCTCGCCTGCCCCTTCAAGTGCCTCAATCAATCCGTCATCAATGGTTGTTACTGTTTCCGGTTTAAAATAGTCGGCATACAGTTTGATAGCCTGTGTGTCGCCGTTTCGACATTTATTTATAAGTGCCTGCCGAATTGCCGTTAGTTCGTCGTTTTCATATTTCGTAATAAGAGCATTTAATTTTTTTCTGAACTCTCTTGACTTAACAACTCCATAGGACAGAGCAAGTGACTTTAAATCTTCAACAATATTAAATTCCTGCTTCGTGTTTGTTTCTTTGAGCAGTTGTTCAAGTTTTGACAGCTTATTCATTTTGCACCTTCTTTCTTTTTTGCATAAAAATAAACACCCGTTAAAAGGTGTTTAAAAGCATTTTAATGTATATAAAAAACAGCGGTTTGTGGTGTTAATTTTAATGTCAGCCATATGAACTAATTACCGGAGGGATTATCCATGAACGAACAAACCGCTGTTTTTAACTTGGGTATAGCTTCGCCATCCGCTAACCTGAGGTTATCGGTGACTTCGCCGTATGTCAGCCGTTGCATCGGGTGGAGACGAATCAATCCGCCGTCTGTTCGGGCATTTGTTCGGTAAACGATACTGTAAGCTCAGTCGGCTCACTTGCAAGGGTAATTTTGACCGTTGCTTTCTTGTATCGTTTCTGTACTTTCACAATTTTATCTTTATTCTCAGCCAAAAATCCGCTGACTGTTTCGTAACCGTCATCAGTGAATTTAAGCACCGAGGGAGTTTTCAAAAGTTCGCTCAAAGTCAAAATAAACTCTGATTCTGTGTCCGTAAGAGGGATAGGGCTTGTTCCACCTCCGAGCAATCTAATAATGTTCGGAATGCCCTTAAACACATAATATTTTGACCACTCGTAATCCATACGAACGAAAACATAGCCGTCAAAAAGTATATGCGGTTGGGTTATCCACTTGCCTTTTGAGCGTATCAGTTTGTTTTCAATCGGCACAATGGCATCATAACCACGATGTCGGAGCTGTTCCGCAACAGCATGTTCTTGTCCTGTGTTTACATACAAAACATACCACTTGATGTTCATCATCCTTGCTCCTTTGCTTTGAGCTTGTTGATTTCATCCATAAGCTCGTTGTAGAGCCGTGGGTTACTTTTCTTGATAGTGTCATAAAGCAGGCTCTGATTTTCCTCGAGGGCAAGACGCTTGTCTGACTTGACATCCGTGTCGGTCTTACGCTTGTATGTTACTGCTCTCGCAAGGGCAGTAGCCTGTCTTAAAAGGTCTTCGGCAGACACTTTATCGAATTGTCCTTCGTCAAGTTTTGATATGGCATCAAAAACCTTTTGTGATGCCATTCTCAAAATAGCCTCTGCAGGGTCAATTTCAGGATAACGCTCGGTTTCGGTGAGTATCATTCTGAAATTTTCCTGTGCGATTCGTAACTGCTGAGCGTTCGCCAAAAACCTTGATGCGTAACGGCTAACTGCTGCCTGTGACAGCTGTTCGCCGTTATCAGCAAGGTATGACACAATTTCACGATAGGTCTGTCCGCTGACAAGCATCTGATCTACGGTGTCCTTGAGGTCAGGAGGCAATTTGTCGATTTTTCCGCAAGCTCTGCGGTTGTTTCTGCCCATAGCTAAACCTCAATCGAGTTATCGGTAACAGAACCTTCGAGGAGCTTAATGCCCTTTGATGAGAGTTTTGCCTCAAGTTCTTCATACGGAACATCTGCGATGTCGGCAGGTTCTTTTGTTTTGATATGACGGAGCAAAATGTATTCCGACAAAAAGAGGTAATTAACCGATGACAAAAAGTCATGCTCCGAAACATTCCCGATTGCGTACTTAACATCGGACAGTTTTTCATAATTCACATGAAGTATGTTAATAGTTCTCAAAATCTGTCCGTTGTTCTGAACAAAGTTTCTTGCCTTGATTTTCTGCATATATGCCTCAGCATCGTTAGTCATTATTATTACCTCCTCTTAAAAGCTCCAAAATGAGCTTGTTTTGTGTCTTTATTTCGTCCTTAACTTCGTTGATAGAGTTGTAGTAATCTTTTTTGGTCAAACAGTTTTCCTTTATTTGCTCAACATCAGTTTGCAACTTACCGATAGATTTGTTGACATCGGTTTTAATATCTTTTAATTCATCTTTCGTAACATATGACAGCTGAATTTCTTTGATTTCCTTGTCGTGTCTATCCGCTTCGTTAATTGTCCTTTTAAGAAAAAAACTGATAATAGCAATAGCTCCCGAAATGATAAGACCGAAGAGCCACCAAGTGTCTGACGCAAAGTTCATAAAAACTACTCCAAAAAAATAAGGTATCATTAAGTCTGTAACTTAATAATACCTTATAAAACCGTACTCCCGTAGAGGAAGAATATCCTATTTTTTCTTCATTGTTATATATCATCAAAAATACTTAACTGACCGTCAAGATTACCGTTTGAGCATATGATTCTCACATACCTTTCAGACAAATCATACTCTCTTGCGAGCTGACTGCTGTTGTATCCATTGTACTTCGCCTTGATTTCAGCATTGCGTTCAAGTTTTTGTAACTCGCTGTATTTTTGGATATATATTGTATCTCCACCAAATGTTTGACAGAGTTTAATATAGCTTTCAATTCCTATTATCTCCGCTATATCCCTTTGAGTGCCTACCAAATCATCAAGATTTATTTTCACCAGCCTTCCTCCTTTGAGCACTGTCAATGTACTTTTTAAGTTTTTCAATCAAGGTTATGCCCTGATTATATGTCAGCCACCTAAAAGGCTGCTTTGATGTACAGTCAATTTTTAACTCTTTCTTTATAATACCGCAGAGTCTGTCGCCGAGTTTAGCTGTGGTAGGCTCGGTATCGTATTTTTCAAGCTGGTACATCAACTGCCACACTTTGCGTTTCTGACCGTCTGACATTTTTCCTCTGCCGCTGTCCTCGTATCTTTTCTTCTTATACGGTTTCGGCGGCTCTGTGAGGCTCTGCAATTTCAGCCTTTCGGCAAGTTCTGCGACAACTGTTCGGTATTCGTTTTCATCAAGAGTGCGTATGCTCTCCTTTTGAGTAAGACGATAAACAATCGTGTGCAGCATATCGTTTTTGTTGCCCGATTCCAACACACCGAGCCGTGCCGCCATTGCGTATATTCTTTGTGTCTGCTGTGGCTTTAACAAATCAATCACCTCAGCTTAAAGATATCTTTGTGCTGTCCTCAACAACAAAACTGCTCTGTATCTTCATTAGGATATCGTCAATATGACTTTCGTCCATACAGTTGACGGTCAGCAGGTTTTTGAAGTCCTGCCATACAGCCGCCTCTGAAATGAGGTAGGCATACTCTTTTGCATCGTCCTCCGAAAGGTTTGTGAACTTTAAAATGTTGTTTACATCCTTATCGTAGTTAATGCCCTTGCATTTTTTGACAAGCTGTTTGCGTTCGTCATCAGACACGCCGTTCATCTGTTCAATAACTTCTTTGACGGTGCATCTTACAAAATTGCCCTTCCACAAACCGATGAGCATTCTTTTTGCCGGAGCAGAGAGGGAATATTCTGTCTTTTCCGTAACCGCATCTTTGTATGCTTTGCCAAAAATTGAGAGCAAAAATGAGTTGTATGTAATTTTGAGAGATTCCGAAGTTACCGCTGTAAGCTCTGATTCTGTGCCTGCGTAATGGACACTTTTATATTTGGTGTTTTCAAGGTCTTCCGAGCACTGCATAATAATCTCTGCTTCGAGCTTGTCCTTGCGTGCTTTGAGTTTGCTCATATCTGCTTTAATGCCTGCAAGCTCATCAATCTGCTTTTTTAAATCAGTCATTTGTTTTATCCACCTTTGCAAGTAATTTTTCGGCACATTTGCGGCAGATGATAACATTATCTGCAATGATTACATTTTCAACTGTACCGCAAAAGCGACAACAGGGAGCAGACGGTTTAATTGTAACAGTGCCGTCTGTACTTGTTTCAATGTCAACAGCATTGCCCGGAAACAATCCTGCTTCGCCTCTTATCTGCTTTGGCAGAGTAATAGAGCCGTTTTTACAGATTTTCTTTGATGTTTTCATATAAATTGACCTCCTGTTCAATATGTATTGTTGTCCTCACTCTGCATTCATACGGACTTGTGACCGTTCCCGTTGGCGGAAGTTGCATTAAGGTGAGCGGATTATCTCCGCTCATTAACCTCTTTTATTGCACATATAAAGCCTTCTAAAGTTCTATCTGCAAAAGTTTTGCCCATATTTTTTTCGAGCTTTTTTATAACTTCAATTGTTAATGACCCTATTTTTCCAAGAATATCGATAGCATTTCCTGTTACAACAGAGTCGGTTGTTTTGTCAGAATTTTCAACCGAAATTATTACTACCTTTTTTTCACAAACAGCGGTTTTGGCTTTTTTAGCAAACGAATCTATTATCGCACCACTCAATTCATTTCCAAATTCAACTGTGTAATCTTCCATTTTTATCCCTCCGAAATTTAATAAAGTTCAATGCTTTTGTTATTAGCAATAAAATGTTTTTTCATTTTCTCAAAGTTTGTCCAATATGGTAAATACACATCATAGCCAAACTTCTCTTTGAGTTCCTGCTTAGCTTTCTTGCTACGAGCTCCGTAAAGTTTGCAATCTTTTTCGGTAACTACCGACTGTCTCTTACAGCAACAAAATCTCCTGCGTTCTTCGCAGTCCTCCATAAGCCACTTGCCACGAAATTCATCGTTGATATAAACTGCAATAACATTTTGAAATCGTGATTTTTGAGTGAGGTTCAGAGATACTTTATATCCGTCAATTTTGAGATGTACATACGGACTCCATACAGATGTAAGGGCTTCGTCAACCTTTTTCCACTCTTCTGCGGTCATTGTTACCCCTCCTTTTACTCTTTTTTACCTTTCGGCTTTCGCCACGGATCATCCAACCGACCCATACAAGCAGGAGCACCATAGGCACAAAGCAAATTTCTCCGCCTGCTGTAAAGCTCCTTGTACCCATTTGACCGAATGCGGCGGTCATTACTACTCCCGTGCTGAACCCTGCGGCGAGCAGTAACACGATTTTTCTTAACGACATTTAAAATCCCTCCGAATATTATTTAAAACACCTTGATACGCATAGCTTTTGCCATTGCGATTAAGCCTTCATAGGTGATGTTTCCGTTGTCAACGGCATTTCCAAAAACATTGCTTGCTCCTCTGATGCCCTGTTCAGACCTTGCAATGCCAAGTAAAAAACTTACTGCTCGTTCATCGGACTTAACGGCAGGAAACAACAGCTCAATGTCGCTGTTTTTAATTGCTGATGTATGCCTTACTTCGGTAAGTTTTGTACGGTTACGAATCTGAGCGAACGCTTCTTTGCTTTTGCCGGTATTTGTAACGGTTTCAATGTTTCCGACAAGGCAAATACCAAGCTGTGGGTTGCTATCAAAAAAAGCTCTGATAGCCTCAATGGTTTTAATCGGCAGATGCTGTGCCTCATCAATGATGAGTACCTTGCGTTCACCTTCAAAGCTATCTGCAAGTCTTAACCACATTTCATCTTTGCGACCTGTTGCGGTGATTTTCTGTGTTCTGCAAAGCAGTTTTAAAAAGGCACTCAAAGTTACCAAGCAAGGATTTACAGACACATAAATCGCAGTAGCCGGATAATCTTCTGCATACTTTTTACAAGCCATTGTTTTTCCTATGCCTGCATCGCCACACTCAATTGCAAGACCGCCCTTAAGATGACACAAGCGGATTGTATCATAAACCTCTGAGCTTATGCTTGTAGGCTTGTAGCTGTTAAGCACCTGAGCTGATTTGAGATTTTCTGCAGCGGCTTTTGTTTCAAAAGTCTCTGTTAAAAACTTTTCAAAATCACTTAAATTACCGTTATAACGGTTGTTCAAGTAGGTTGACAAAGTCGCTGCTGACTTTCCGAGAGCTTTTGCGGCTTTGGTTTGTGAGCCGCACTCTTCGATAAAGTTCCTTAATTTCTCCTGTAATTCAGGATTGGCTGACATTACCGACATTTATTATTCCTCCTTTTGTCGCTGTTCAAGATTTCTTATCATTTTTGCCTTATCTATCGTTACGATATTCGACTGACCAACTGCCATAGGCAACTGCTCTGCCGTTTCATCGGCACGGTGTACTGATATAACCTTCGGATTGATTTCCTCGGCATTTGCTTTGTTTTCCTCAGCGGTTGCAAGCACAAGATTGAGTGCTGTTTCTTTGCCAAATGCTGTAATCTGACTTGCCTTGAGTTCCTGTTTAGTGAGTTTTTCAAGGCTCTTAACCTTACGGAGTGCCTGAGCAACTGCATCTTTAGATGCTCCGTAGGCAAGGACTGCTTCATTGTCTGTTGGAGCGGTCATTATGTAGTTATCATCAAGGTCATAAATTCTGACTTCCGAAATATCTTCCGGGTCATATCGACAGTAAACAGATTCTCCAAAATGATTTAAAATAAGGTCATCATTGTAGTAATCAATTTTCTCGCCTGCAACAGTAAGATGTACTCCACGCCTGCCGACTTTCTGACTTCTTGTGCTTCTCATTAACATCAAGTTGAGGTCAAGTTCTGCGGCGACTCGTTTTTCTTTAAGTTGTTCTCTGTAAACCTGCATTCGGCTTTTACCGCTGTCTGAGCTTACCGCTCCGCTATATGGTTTTTCATTCATATAGTAGGTTAAAATGTCCTCAACTGCCTGAGTGAATTCATAATCCGTGGGTATGTTGTCGGTGTCCCTGATTACCTTTTTAAGTCTTTCCGGTCGTTCGACTACATTACCGCCTGTATAAGTCGGAAACAGTCTTGAAAGTCGGTCTTTAACATCTCGAAATCGTCTTTCAATAATCTTTGCCTTCGCATTTCGTACGATAGCATTTGTCATTTTAATGCCCAGCCGTTCAAAAACAGGCGGCGGTGCAAACTTGTCCTTTTGACTCTTTTTCAATCTATGACCAAGTCCGCCGACATCGAATGTCAGAAACTCTCGACCGTTATCTACATATATGTTTTCGGGTATGCCGTACTTAACTATGCCCTTTCGTAGAGCTATCAATGTAGCCTGCGATGACGGTGCATCGGTCACATAACAGCCTGTAAAAATACCCGAACGAGCATCAAAAAACGCTGTAAGATAAAGCCTGTGGATACTTCCGTTTTCTCCCTTTGTCTGCACATCAAATGTGTGGTTATCTGCAATCCACCATTCGTTTGACGCCATTCCTTCGTATGTCCTGCGTATGTACGGAGCACACCTGTCCCTAAAGGCTTTCATACCTTGCCGTCCCATAATTTCAACAGGCTTAGGTATTGCCGTTTGTACTTTCCTGTAAAACGATGCATAAGCAGGGAGAGGTAACAGCTGTGGAGCTTCTCGCTTAATCCACATTTCGGTGTATTCATAGCACGCCTGTATAGGGTGCTGTGCCTCATCAAGATAAAAACTTAAAAAGCATTGCCACACTTCTTCAGGAATTGACGATGTACCTTTTTTCCAACTTCCACGATTGTCAAGCAGTCCTGCAAGATCATCGGCTTTTAAAGCCTTTTTTTTCCGGTACAAAATTCCCTTCGATATGTTAAGGTCGGGATTAGCGACCTTTTGCAGTTGTACAAATTTTTCTGTTGCAGGTACTTTCTGTAACTTTGATGTTGCACAATACTCATCCCAAGCATTAAGTATCCTTATCCATTCGGCAATCTCTTCACGCTGTACCGCCGAAAATTCATCAAATTCCTTGTGGGGTCGCTCCGTCTTGCGTTCGGGGAGCAAATCCTCAGGAATTGCTATTGCGTGCGATTTGTAGTATTTAAGCTGTTCCGAGTGGGATAGTTCATTTAAAGGTATCAAATATTTTTTGCGGTTGTTTTGGTTTATTGTTTCATCACCCTGAAGACTTCCATTGTTTATGAGCATTTTTACATATCGTTCAGAGCAACCTTTTATCCCAGCAACTTCCTTTGCCGTTAGATAAATCAAAAAATCACATCCTTTTGACCTGCCATCATCAGAGCAGGTAGGTCATTTCCTGCTGACCGCCTTGCGGCGGTTTCGGCTTAAAAATCAAACATTATTGATATTGATTCACCATAAGTTGAATAATAGTCTGTTTCTACTGCTTTAATCTGAGATTCATTAAGCTGTCTTAAATCGTCAAAATTTATTCCGTATTTTCTGAGTATTTTTTCAAGTTTTTCGGTTTTAGTTAAATTTTTCCTTTCAAATAAATCTAATCTGTCCATAAGTCCTCCTTGATGTGACATTCCTTATTTGTGTAGTGCGTACATTCTTCAACTGTGCAATCTCGTGGCTGTCCCGTATCAAGAATGTAATAACAAATCGAATAGCCTTTGTTGTTACTATGGTTTAATGGTCTGCGGTGTCCGCACCCTTTACAGCGAGGGTTCACTTTATTACACAAAATGCTCTCTCCATAAATTCTTTGGCAGCGGCATTTCTGCTTGCAAAGTAACTGCCGCTGTAAGGATCTCCGTCGCTGTCCAGCCACCACACAACCCACGGTTCAACTGCATTTGGGTTGTGAGCCATAACAACACGATTGTTTATGTTGCCGATTATTTTGTATCTGTTGATTGTTTTACCTATCATAATCAATCTCCTTTTCTTGCAAAATTTATTTCCTTATCTACCAGTGTGTTTACTGATACCTTCAATGCTTTAGAAAGACCATATAAAATAGCGATGTTCATATTCTTTTGTCTTTGTCCCTGTTCAATAAGATTGTAGTAACTCTCAGATATTCCCATACTTTTAGATATATCTAATTGAGTTAGCCCCTTTTTATTTCTCAAATCAATGAGATAAACACGCTTTTTCATTTAATCACCGTCCTCAACTTTGCATATTGTCAAGTTTCAAGTATATAATACGCCTTTATTTACTATTTGTCAAGTTTTTTCTTGACATTTTGCAAAGTTTAATTTACTTTACTAATAGTAAAGTTTATAATAATGACAATAGGGGCTGAGCTTATGACTAAACTAAAAGAATTACGAAAAGAACACAAATTATCAATGAAAGAATTAGGAAAAATTCTCGGTCTTTCTGAAAGTACCATTTCTCTTTATGAGGCAGGAAAAAGAGAACCAGATATAAAAACACTTATAAAAATGGCTGATTATTTTGATGTAAGTGTTGATATTTTACTTGGCAGAGATGAAACAAATAAGGAAGAAATTCGTGATGACCATAGCTTATCTATGTTTAATTTTGAGAAGATGTGTGACGAGCTTGATGAACATAGTTTGGATAGAATTCATTCTGTTTTATATTCTTTAAGAAGAATTCAATATAATGATGCTTTATTTGCCAAAGATAAACAGTACTTGTTTTCTGCAATAACTGAATTGATAGGTAGAATTGAACGATATGTTGATGATTTTCGAACAGCAACGGATTTCGGGAAAGTGTTCGATTATAGTTTTCACAATAAAAGATTTATCAACGGTGAAGTTGCCGTATTAAAAAGAATTACTAATCTTATAACTCCTGAGCAGAAGCCTGTTGCTGAAAGCACTATTGTAATTCCGTTCTATGAAACACCGGTTTCAGCAGGTACTGGCTCATGGCTTGGCGATGATATTTTAGCTGAATGGCTTACTGTTCCACGAAATGATATGACTACTTCAGCTGATTTTGCGTTAAAAATATCAGGTGATAGTATGCAACCTAAATTTTCAAACGGCGAAACCGTGCTTGTTAAGCAAACATCAAGTGTCTTTGAAGGCGAAATCGGGGTTTTTGTACTTAACGGTGAATCGTATATTAAAAAATTAGGAAAAAAGGAGCTTGTTTCACTTAATCCAGCCTATAAGCCTATACCTTTACACGGATTTGATGATGTTCGTTGTGTAGGTAAGGTGCTTGGTACACTTAATATGTAAAAACATTCATTTAATTGTATTTTTTTACATAATTTGAATTATCGGATTTTTTAACATTAAAAAGGTCAATATGTTAAAAAGTATAGATTTCATCGGAATAGGAAGTTACTTCCCTTTAAAATTAAAATAGTTCCTATTGTTTAAATGTTTTAATCGTATAGATAAAAGTATATTAAAATCCAATTTATGCCGATTTAAAGCCATTTTAAACGCTTTTAAAAGGTTATTTTTAAAAAATTAAAGCCGAGCAGGTTCACAAATTTTTCGTGATTTGCTCGGCTTTTTCGTTTTCGCACTAAATAAAAAAACAAGCTGTTTTTTCAAAGTGTAATTTCTTTTTACACCTAAAAAACGGCTTGTTTTCTACATTTTCATATTTTTAACTTTTTTTAACGGCTTTTTACGGTTTTTCCTATTCTCTCCGAAAACTTACAACAAACCAATATAATTCTGAACTAGGTAGTGATAAGGAGTATCATACAAAAGTTGATTGTGAAGTTTTTAAATATAATCTTTTGGATGGATCAGTTGAAAATGTTTTAAAATTAAAAGAAAATGCCGATGTAGTTGCTATTCAGTATGTAGATGAAAATTATCTATATTATTATATAGGTGGTGCGGGATATACTAATTATAGGATGAATTTAAGTACGAAGGAAAAAAACTGCATAAAATATAAGGCTAGAGATTCAGGCTCTTTTAGAATGTCTGATGAAAGTATTTATAGTGTTCTGAAATTTGACAATTATGCTTTATATTATTCTGGCTGGGACACAGTTTATTTCTATCAAGTTAATGATAATGATAGTAGTGCAGTACCATTTAATGCGTACTACAAGGGTTACAGATTCCTTAATGTTTGTGGTGATGGTGTTTATATGTTGAAACAAACTGATGAAGGTTTTACTTATGTGATTAGATATTATTTTAATCGTGAAGCGGAAAGTTTAGTTGGTTATGGTGCATAAGGAGGTAAAGATATGCAAATAAAAAAATACTTATGTTTGATTTTGTCTGTAATTTTGTGCTTCGCTTTTATGTGTGGTTGTTCAAGTCAAGATGATAAAAATGAGATTGATTATTCAAATATAGCTGATAATGCTGAAACTCAAATTCAAATAGAAGAACCTACAAAAGAGATGACAAAATATGTGAAAAATGGTTTTTTTTCTCCTACACTTTTTCAAAGTGAGGAGATGATAACTGCTGTAGTTGAAGACGAAGAAATTTGGACAGGAGAGTTTGAATCTGAGAAAGATATTTATTTTGTAGAGTTTGCAGATTTGAACTTTGATGGACAATTAGAGTTTATTGTTACTGATAATCTTTATCCAGATGATTTTTATTTTCATGCTAATGCATATTATCTTGAGAATGGGCGATTAGTGAAAGCAACAGTGGTAAACGAATTGGATGATGAGGATGGTTATGATAACAATTATACGGCTTATTTTGATAAAGAAAGAGGGGAGTATGTAGTCATAGGAGAGAAATTCGCAAAAATTGACGAATATCATTATAAAAGTATTAAGTTTGAACTTGTTTTCGATGGAACACAGATAACAATCAAGCCTTTATTAAACAAAACTACATATTCACCAGATAATCGAAGTGACTCTGATAATATATACACATACTACGAGTATATTTCGGGTGAGTGGGTTGAAATATCTGAACATGATTACACTATCAAGTTAAGCAATTTGGAGCAAAATGATAATCGTATAGAGGTGTTTTATGGTCCTACTAAAGATAGAACTCTATATTATGATGATTATTGTGACAATCATATATATGAAAAGGAAAAAATGTTACAAGATATTATTTCCTTAATTACATATGATGTATATGAGCCAGAAGCTAAGTGAAAAAACATGTTGTACTATATTAAAATTAATTTTTTACAAGTGTTCTAAATATTTTATGCGATTTGATGTATTTGATTTAATCACTTGACAGTTGAATAAAGTTAATGTTACCATCATGTTGCTATCGAACAGATGTTTTTGAGGCTCTATGTCAATAGTTGGGGTAGCATTAAAACAGAATAATTGAAATTGACAAGTGGTAGTTGTTTAAACTGCCGCTTGTTTTGTATTGTCTTTTACTGATTTGAGTGAGAACATATGTAGAATGCGGTTGCGGAAGCGGTTTTGAAATGGCACCCCATAAAATTCTGTGTAAATAATAATCCTTCAAGCAATAATAAAACAGCGGATTGCGGTGTAATCAGGCTTTCTGATTTGCCCCGTGTCAACTTTTCTTTCCTGTCTGCGGAATGTTATGCACGCCTTGCGTGAATAACATTTTGCGTACAGGAAATTCTATTCTCGGGGGCAAATCAAGCCGGTATTCTGTCCTCAAATATTATCGATAACTGGCTTAAAACAATATCCCAGTTTCGACATCTTTGTGTCCAGCGTTCGACAATCTTTTGCGACGCTAAATACAACATTTTGCGCAGGCTGTCATCATTCGTAAATGACGGCTTGTTCTTCGTAATCTGCCTGAACTGACGGTTCAAACCTTCGATAATATTCGTTGTATATATTATCTTCCGAACCTCGGGCGGATATGCGAAGAATGTGGATAGAATATCCCAATTTTCTTCCCAACTTTTCACACAGGAAGGATAAGTTTTGCCCCACTTGTCCTTGAACAAAATCAGGTTGTTCATAGCTTCTTCCTCGCTGATTGCTTGATATACTTTCTTCAAGTTAGCCATCAGCTCCTTGATATGTTTGTATCTGACAAACCTTGTGCTTGAGCGTATTTGATGAATGATGCAACGCTGGATTTGTGCATTTGGAAAAGCCGCTTCAATAGCCTGTCTGAAACCTGTCAGGCCGTCCACGCAGAACAGAAATACATCTTTAATTCCACGGGTTTTGAGTTCGTTCAACACATTTAGCCAAAATTTACTGCTCTCATTTTCGCCAATCCATATGCCGAGAATATCTTTCTGACCGTCAAGATTGATGCCCAGAACTACATATGCAGCCTTCGTGATATACTGATGATTTTCCTTGACCTTGTAATGAATTGCATCCATAAACACAAACGGATATACAGCTTCAAGAGGTCGATTTTGCCATGCAGTCACATCGGGCATAATCTTCTCGCTGATTTTGCTGACAAACTCGGGAGAGATTTCTACATCATACAGATTTTTGATTTGTTCGGAAATATCACGCTGGCTCATTCCGCAGGCATAAAGTGAGAGAATTTTCTCTTCCATACCGTCTGCATTACGGTTGTATTTGCTGATTATTTTTGGCTCGTATTCGCCGTTTCTGTCCCTCGGAACCTTAATATCAAGCTCACCAAGCTGCGTTTTGACCGTCTTTTTTGAGTAGCCGTTTCTGTAATTTTTCGACTTATTGCTACATTCATCATTCGACACTCTTTCGCTTTTCTCGTAGCCAAGCTCATCTGCAAGCTCACATTCCATAATCTCCTGAAGAATGTCCTTGAACATATCTTTCATCGCTGTCATCACTTCATCTGTTGATGTGAAATTTTGGCTTCTTACAAATTCTCTCATCATTTCTGCCGGTGCTTTTTCCATTAAAAAACTTTCTTTCAAGCTTTAACTTTTTCTATTTCCATTATTGCTTGAAAGGAAGTCTATTATTCACTTTTACACAAACTTTTCGGCGGTCTCTTGTGGTCAAGTTTTTTGTAACACTACGACCTAATTTCTGCCACAGGGTTTATGCAACCCCATAGCGTGCCTCATAAGGCGTTTTGTAATTATTATAAGAATGCGGACGTACATGATTATATTGTACATACGCAAATTCTTCGATGGCTGCGTAGAGTTCAACTTCTGTATGATAATAATGCTGGTAAATAAGATCATTTTTCAATGCATTGAAATATCTTTCCATAGGAGCATTGTCATATGGATTACCACGCCTTGACATTGACAGCGTAATGTCGCATGACTTAGTTAGCAAATGGTATTCATGAGATACATATTGCGAACTCTTGGCCACTGTGAAACTGTAACTCTGCAGTGACCTTCTCTGCTTTTTGTGATAACGCTAAATACTCTTTTATATGTGTCTGTATCTTCAAGGCATAAAAAACCTCCTATGGTCATTTTTATCATACCATAGGAGGTTTTTATTGCTCGTTTTTACTGGACTTGTTCAATGATGAGAGTGTTGTTTTTTACACCGTCTTAAACATATTTTGTTGTATCGGTTTTGTGCCTAATGTTTTCTCAACTTCTTTTCTTGCTTGTTCCAGTTCTTCGAGCCTTATCATTTCATCCTTGGCATCATCCAAACCAAGATGGGTATAGGTGTTCATCGTGACACCTATATCGGAATGTCCCATAAGGTATTGCAATGTTTTCGGATTCATTCTTGCCTTTGCCATATTTGAACAATAGGTATGTCTGCAAATGTGAGGGGTGATATTAGGCAGTTGCTCTCTGAAAATATCATTGTATCTCTTGACCGAGTGATTAAACCTATGCTCCCAGTGCATTGCTACTTCTGGCATTCCTTTCGAATCTCTGAACAGAAAACCGCAATGTCCTGCAACCATAATTTCAGGAAGATTTGTGGGTCTGTTTTCAAGTATTCTTTTGAAGGCCTGATAAACATCTTCCGTCATAGGTAGTTTTCTTGTGCCGGCATTTGTTTTTGTTGATTCAATCACATACTCCATTTTTGAGGTTCTCTGCAACTGGTGGTCAATATTGATGATTCTGTTGTTCATATCAAGGTCATTTATCGTCAACCCACAAAATTCTGAAATTCTCAAACCAGTGTGAAAGAGAATGTAGAAGACATCATAGTATTTGTAGTAAACATTATCGTAACGAACAAATTTCAAAAACTTGTTCATTTGCTCTTTTGTCAGAGCCTGTCGGGTGTGTTCAGTGTTTATGATAATGCCGAGTAATTGGAAACCGAAAGGGTTCTTCATTAGAATATCATCATCAACTGCCATTTGAAATGCCGGTCTTAAAACACCTCGCACTGTTTTTATTGTACTCGAGCCTCTTCCGTCTTCCTGTAATTTAATGAGAAACAGCTTTGCATCGGAAGTTTTGATTTCACCGATTTTGCGACTGCCAAATTCCTCTTTGCTCATAATGTTTTGCACAAAGTTGTAATTTGAAAGTGTGTTGTGTCTTACACCTGTCCTTGTTTTGAGATAACGGGAGATTAACTCGTTGACGGTGATATTTCTGCCGGTTATGTCAAGTCTTGAGTCAACGTCTTTACCGACCAACTTTTCTAATTCTCTTAGTGACAGGCAAGGCTGTTTGCCTATTGGTTGTGGATCTGTCGGAACAAGTCGCCAGCTGTATACAAATTTTGGCTTGCCGTCAACTAAATACTTGAATTGATATTTTCCGTTTGCTCTTATTGATTCTCCGTTGTGCAAAAGTCTATGCTTTGAATCTCGTCTTTGTCCTCGGCTCGCCATTTTTGAGTTTTCCCTTCATTCCTGAGTTATTAAGATATTTTATAAATTCATCTTTGATGATTAACTTTCGTGTTCCGTATTTAGCCATAAAGGGAAGACCGCTTTGGCTTGTAAGACGGAACATTTTTCTTCTGCTGAGTCCAAATAATTCGGCTGTTTCAATTACCGTCAAAAAATCTTTGTCATGCAGTGATGGTTTATTCATATTTTTTACCTCCTCGTTTGGTACTCATATATTGCCGTAAAACTCTCAGAATAGCAACTACTTTCAGCAGATAAAAGGAAACTATATCGTAGAATTATTGCACAGATATTCCTCAAATTTTGTTCGTATAATCAAATAGCGATTACCGCTCAAAACTGAAAAAATTCCGAGATTATCCTTGGCAAGTTTTCTCATTTTTTTAATGCCAATGTTAAAATATAATCCCGCTTCTTTGACAGTTAGGGTGTAACGCTCTGCGTATGTAGGCTTATCCATTTTGTTTTCCTCCGTATCTGTATTTGACATAACAACTATGATTGCAAAATTTTCTTTTTGCATTGCCGTAAACTGTAAAAGTTTTTCTGCAATAATGACAAGTCAGCTCATAAATGGCTTTCCTTTTGACTAAATCAAGATGATTGTTCCACCACTTGTTTCTGCAAGCGTCTGAACAAAATCTCTTGCGTTTGCGGTGCTCGTTTTGCTCAACCGGTTTTCCACATTGTTCACAACAAAGAGTGTGGTTATCATTGCTTTGCAAATCGGCACTCATCAGTTTGTTCCTTTTACAGTATGATTTTATTGTATTAACGGATAGGTTTGTGAGATTTGAAATCTGTTTGTATCCGTAACCGTTCTTTCGGTAGCTTTCAATTTGCTTTTTCTCATTGTCTGTCATAAAAAGCACCTCCTACCATATAGCCATAGCAGAAGGTGAAAAAGGACGCTTTTTAATCTTTCATATAAAATTGACATTCATAACCGTCCGCACGGAGTAAAAGACCTTTTGCCCAAGGCGGAGTTCTGCTCATTTGTTCGCAGATAGTGTTTACGGAAACATCTTTTTGGCATTCAATAATAACCTCGTCATGAACATGAGCGATTATGCGGTAATTTTTTAGTGTTTGCATTGCGTATAATAATATATCTCTTGCAATGGCTTGAATGATATTTTCACAGAACTTAGGGCCGTAGCTTTCAAGCCGTTCCCATTTCTTCGTACTGCCAATGCCCTCATAGGTAACTGATTCACCGCCAAATTTATTTATTCCGATTCTCGGCTTAACATATGCAAGTCTTCTGCCGGAGGGGAGAGTGATGAACAGAAATCCGCTTTCGTAGGTAAAAGATATGCCGTTGGTTTCAGTCGGTATCCTTTTGGTAACAGTTTCTTTAACACATTTATCAATGTCCCACCAGAGTTTAGTAATTGACGGATTAGAGTTTCTCCACGCACACACTAGAGGTTGAAGTTCATCCTCTGAAAGTCCCATCTGAATAGCACCCATAGCTTTCAATGCCCCGACAGAACCGCCGTATCCGAGTGCAAGCTCGGCGATTTTGCCTTTTTGTCGCAGATGCCCGTTTATTCCATGCTTTTCAACAGGAACACCAAACATCTGTGATGCACTACTGCAATAAATATCTTTGCCCTCACTAAAAACTTTGTTTCTCCATTTCTCACCTGCAAGCCACGCAAGAACCCTTGCCTCAATAGCAGAAAAATCGGCTACTATGAATTTGCAACTGTGCTGTGGAATAAAAGCGGTGCGGATAAGTTGTGAAAGTGTGTCCGGAATATCATCATAAAGAATACTGAGTGCATCATAATTTCCGCATTTTACAAGACTTCGTGCATCTGCCAAATCACTCATATGGTTTTGCGGTAAATTCTGTAATTGCACAAGTCTGCCTGAAAATCGACCTGTTCTGTTTGCACCGTAAAACTGAAACATTCCCCTTGCACGGCTGTCTTTACAAACGGCATTTTTCATTGCTGTGTATTTCTTAACACTGCTTTTTGTTAGTTGCTGTCTGAGGGATAACACTTTGTGTACATGATACGGTGCAGTTTTCAGCATTTCTGAAACTGATGTTTTGTTAAGACTTTCGGTTTCAAATCCGCTTTCGGAGAGCCAGTTTTTCATTTGCTGAACGGAATTTGGATTATCAAGATTGGTAAGGGATTGTATATCATTGACAAGCGACTTTTTAACCATTTCATCAATAACTATTGCGTTTTCAACTAAAAACATATCTACACCAATGCCACGGTCATTTATATTTTGGTCAAGGTGGTATTCGTTCCATATTGAATCACTTACAGGAAATCTTGATAATTTCTTTTGAATTCTCATCTCAGTTTCAACATCACGAATATTGTATGCTTTGAAATTATTCCACTTTTCTATATTGTGATATGGCATATTTCTTGTTCTGCCATTATTGATTTTTGTAGGGGAACAGGGAATACAAAAATATCGTATGAGATTTTTACCCTCTGACAGCTTTTGATTTTCAAGGCCTAATACAGCACCCACACCCTCAAGAGAAAGGGGAAGACCAAGTGTTGCCGACCAGACAAGAGTACAATGCCAAGATGACGGGTTAAGATATTTGCCGTCAAAATCTATACCTAAATCTTTAAGATACCTTGATAAGCATACCCTCTCAAATTGTGCGTTGAATGCCCATTTGATAACCGAAGTATCGGTCAGTGCATCAAGAATATCCTCGGGTATCTTTTCTCCCATACACAAGTCAATGACTTTGACATCACTGCCGTCAACAGAATAGCCAAACAGCAGAATTTCAAAATCATCACTTTCCGCATAACGGTAAACACCGGATTTCTGAAGATTAGCACTTGAATATGTTTCTATGTCAATACTGATTGATTTCATGTTTTCACTTCCTTATATATAAAAAACGGACGGCAGAGAGTATCTCTCCACCGTCCAAAATTGTTAATTATCTAAGTTGTTTTTCTTAGCCCTTCTCGCTATTCTGTGCTTTCTAAAAGTCTTGTGAATAAGGAAAATTAAATCCGTTACGGTGCTTATGATGCCGTACATACCTATTCCTAAGAAGAAACAGAAGATAACAACTACATCAAACAATTTTGCAAGTTCATAAAATTCGTTCATATCGTTTACCTCATATTATGTTAGGATAAGAAATCATCATCTGTTTCTGTTCTGAAATCATCAGCAGCCGAACTTCTGCCACCAAGCGGTTCGCCGTCCTTTATTTTCTGAATGTTGCCAAGACCACAGGCAATACCTTTGTTGCCATTTGAATTGAATGCGTAAAAATTCAGAGACACTCTTGCATAACAACCGCTGTACACCTCATCTCTGTCAAGAATAGGTTTTACAGCCTTATCAACAATCTGTGGAGCGGTTCTGCTGTTTGCATTGATAAACCAGTGACCTGCATAAGCCTCATCATTACGCTCGGTATCACCGTCACGAAGAGGAAGTTTAAGTGATGCTTTGTTTGGCTTTTTACCACCAAATTTACCGATACCTTCTTCAATTGCAGTATTTACAGCGTTGTTAATCGCATTAACGGTTTCAGTATCATCTTTTGGAATAAGTACGGATACGCTGTATCTTTCAGGACTGCCGTTGATTGAAACAGGTTCCCAACCGTGAAAATATGAAAGTCTTGTGTTTTTGCCTGTGATAACTTTTGTTTTGTTTGAATTAGCCATAATAATTAGTCCTCCGTTTTAAATTCGTTTTTAACATCTGTGATTGTCATAGCATCTCTTTTGTCCGTTTCGGGAACAAGAGCAGGCTTGCCTTTTGGTTTAATGATGAGATTTCCAAGTATCTCGTTGAAATTTTGCTTACCTAAAAGCTTTTGCATTTCTGTAAGTGTGATAAGACTCTTGCGATAAATGTCTTTGTAGCCGGCATCTTCCAATGCTTTAGCCACTGCGGTTTCATCTTTATACTTTCGTACAGACCGTCCTTCAACAATTTTAAAACCGTTCCAATGCTTGCCGTGATTGACAGCTGATTCGGTAGCATATGCCATTATTTCATTTGCCCACTTCGTGAGATTGGGGATAACAGATAAAATCTTTTCAATTTCAGAATCAGTAAGAAGTGGGGGAAGTCTGAATTCTTCCTGTGCAAGTTTCAGATTGTTTTCGGCTCTTGCTCTGCATCTTACTGATGCTTTGCAGAATGTACACCAATCACCGACACAGTAATCACCTTCACCTTTAACAGCTAATTCTGCTTTTGGCTTTAGTACATTTTCTGCCCAGCCTTTGAGCTCATCAGCAGAAACAGTCCAAGTGCTGACATTATCTCTGCGTGGCTGAAAAATTGACATTGACACATCTTTAATGTCATATAGGCGGTCAAAGATTTTTAAAGCACCGAGAGCATAACATTTCATCTGCGGGTTATCAAAGGCATCAACCAATACTCCCATTCCATATTTGAAATCAATGATATGTATTTTGCTTTCAGAAACAATAATGCAGTCGGCTGTTCCAAAACCATTTGGTACATATTCTGAAAAATCAACCTTTTGTTCAATAAGAATCAAAGGATCTTTACATTTCTGTTTTGCAAGATTGAATTGTTCAAGTACAAAATCAACATATAAGTCGGTGTATTCCTGCATTTCATCGTTTGTGTAAGGGGAGACAGGCTCGTCACTTTTTCTGCATAATATGTTTTTCAGTTTATGCTCACACCACGCATGGGCGACTGTGCCTTCTTCAGATGCTTTGGTTGATTTGTTCTCAAACTTTGATTCAAGCACGGCACTTGGTGTACAATTGAGCCATCTGTGAGAACTTGAAGGGGAGAGGAAAGCGTGATTACTCATTCTTAAGTGCCTCCGCATCTTTGATGATTTCTTCGTAATGACAGGGGTCAATTTCTGACAGTTTGTTTCCACCATACTTTACAATGATTTCTCTAACCTCAGAAGTGAGTCCGCTTTGACTTTTTTTAGCAAGAACACCCCTTACATCTTCAAGTGAATACACCTTTGAATTTCCTGTACTTTCAGAAGTATGTACGGTTGACTTCTTCGAAATTTCAGTAATCTTTATCTCATTCAAGAGATTTGAAACAGTCTGCAGACTTTCTGTAAGTGTGCCAATGTTTTTGATTACCTCGGTAATCGCATCAAGTAATGCTGTTATTTTGTTCATAACTGCCTCCTTTTTTAACCTTGGTAATGGCGAGTTCCTCAATAGAATCACTTGGAACAAGGATTGTGATTTTCTGTTTTCTGCCGAACAGCATTCGCAAAAATCGTTCTCGCAAGGTGATGTTTTTGCAGGATACCATACTGTTTCTTTGTGGTTTGTCCGAAACACTGATTTGAAGATTGTGTTTCATATATTGTACCTCCGTTTCCGAGAGCATTGTTGCCCTCTGTCTGTTAGCCACGGGAGAGTGCTTAAAAGGACGCTTTTTGAAAAATTTTTATTTTTATTATTTATTCGTAAGCAAAAAATCCCCATCAAGGAATAAAACTTCCTCGATGGGGATTTGGCTTTGTTAGAATACTGTTCTATTGTCTGTTAAGATAAAATCTCGTTTACTCTTTTCTGAATGGCGTTGTAGTCATAGCCGGCTTTGGTGAGGCGGTTTTTGCGGTCGGCACCGTTGCCCCATTTGCCCTGAATTACTTCTCTTGCAATGGCATCAACTGACTTTTTGCCCGATGACTTTAGTGTGTACACAACTTTTCCGCTTTCATTAAAAACAGAGTAACCGCTGTTTTTGTCGGCACATTTCTTGGCATTTGAAAGGTCATAGAAAGCACCCTTTTGCGACTTTGCGTCCTTCCAACTTTTGCGTACACGATAGAGAGTTTTCTTTGAAGTCGCAGGTTTTGAACTGCCTAAGCCAAGCTGAGCGTTCACCTCCTTTGCAATCTGTCCGTGAAGATTGTAGAGATAATCACCGGGGCAGGACTTGTTCGCATAATCCCTGTGAACCGTCATATTGCAGCCGTTAAGGTGATTCATTCTCTCTGACTTGTTTGTTGACCACACAAGCCTTTTGATGCCGTTTCTCTTGCAGATGTCAACAAGCAGTTTAATCAAAGACTTGTACGCAGCATCATTTACTCTGTATGGGTGGTAGGTATCTGACGCAACCTCAATGGTAATCGCCCTGTTGTCATTTGACGCAGATGAGGTGCACCAGCTACGATCCTTTTCCTCAACATACATTCCAATTCTGCCGTCATAACCGATACCGTAGTTTGAGCTTGCCTCTTTGCTTGCAGATGCAAAAATTGAGCCGAGTGTTTCAACAGAGCACTGTCCGACTACGCAGTGGATTGAAATTGTATCAATCTTGTGATTGCGATTGATGTTTTTGTTTGGTGAGATTTTTGTGTAGCTAACTAATTTGCTGTTTGTGTATGACATTCAGTCGTCCTCCTTTTCACTTCTGTGGTGTAATTGTGCAAGCACATTTTTAATCTTTTCGGGAATGGGAAGTCCCAGATGCGCTCCGTTTTCAAGCAGTGACAAGCCCTCATTTGAGAGATAGAAGAAAATCACTGCCGTTCTCAGCACACTGCCCGTGCCGATAATGTACACATCAAGGAGATTCGCCACTCCCACAAGCAGAAAGATAATCACCTTTCTGCAAATGCCCTTGAAACCGACCTTGCTCGAAAGCTTTTTGTCGGCAACGGCACACATCATTCCTGTAATGTAGTCGATAACTACAAATGCAATGAGTGCATACAGAAAGCCGTCTGCACCTCCGAGAAACCATCCGAGTGTTCCTCCAAGTGCGATGAATGCAGTCTGAATGCTGTTCCAAATCTGTTTCATAAATACCTCCTGTGTCTATTTTTTAACCCACTTGCTCCAGCTTGAATTCACCTTTGAACGGATATATACATCAAACGGAGTGTCCCTTGCCGTATATCTCTGTGTCACAAGATTTGTACTGCAAGAAAATACTTCAAGCATACCGAATACAAGTGCCGGATAGTTCATATTCTCCTGCGGTACTCTTCGTCTGAAATAAATACCCTGCGTTGTAAGACTGTTAAGGCTGACATCGTCCTCAACAGAGGTCTGTATAATGCCCATAACAGGAAAGCCGTTCATATGTATTTCACCCGTCACATCAAGTGCGGATTGTGGGTTTGGATTGTTAATGTCTACCTTCTGCTTGCGTAATGCAACAAGCGGAGTGCCCTGCGGAATTAAATAGTACAGGTCTGTAATAACCGACTTTTCCATAGTATCACGGATTTCAATATGAAAGTCATATGACATATTCACATCAAGATTCATAAGCTGAAGATTTGAGTACGAATAGCTTGTGTCGTTCATTTTAAGGTTGCTTAAAATGTCAACAAAATTTCCGTAGTTTGCATCACTTGTCCTCTTGTATTGGTAGCGAAAGGATAAAAGCTGATTGTGATTTACCCCGTCAATTGTAATTGGTGAGTATGAGCCGTTGAAAATAAGCTGAATTTCCGACTCAATCTCATTTGTTCGTCTTAGTGTAATCTTACTGAGATTCGGACTGCTGTACGGAATAACTGTAATCGTCTTTTTAATGCTCGTTGTGTAACCTCTTGAGTCCGTGACCGTGACCATAACCACCACATCACCGCTTTTGGTGATTGTACCAAGATTCAATTCCTTTGCAGTTGTACTTGATTTGCTCACACCGTTACAGCTTACCGTGTAGCCTGTAATCTTCGATTCATTTCTCGGTTTTGCCGTAAGCGGAGTAACCTTGAGATTTGAATAGTTCTGAATAAACAGCTTTGAGTTGCCCGTAACGGCAGTGGTCTTTAAATTGGTGTCAAGATAGATAAATCCGTTAATTACAGGCCTTGAGCTGTGCGATGTGGTGGTAATCTGACAATTCCTTTCAGAAATGCCTACATAGGTTGAACCCTTGTATGTGGTGACCGTTAGCTTTGCCGTAATGCTTTTGTCCTCATACATTGCCTTGAGAATACCCGTTCTGCTGTCCGTAGGAATGGGAATAATCCTGTTTGCCGTCCCCTTGTTCCACGCAAGTCCCGATATGCCAGTTATCGGAATACCTCGTATGGTAATCGTAATGCTGTGTTTAAGACCTGCGTCATTTACCGTTGTGTTCACTGATACGGTCGGATTTTCCGTATCTATGTAAATCGTGTCAATTCTATTGACAACCGTTGTCTTTGCCATATTGCCTCCTAATCAAGAATTACAATGTTGAGTCCCGGTGAACTGTTTGACATCGGAATCAGCTTTGTTCTGCCGATTGTAAGCTCACCGTCAACTGTGGTTTTCTTCGTCTGAGTTTCGTCCTTGTTTAGGGTGAATATCTTTTCACCGTTGTAGTAGCCGGAAAATTCAGTGTTTGTAATTACTGTTTTCTGCGAGGACTTGCTGTTTGAAACCTCAATGCCTTTGCGGTCAATCTTTACCTCGTTTGTGTATATCTCGTTCGGTGCAGGCGACCAGTGTTGGATAATACTTCCGTCAGTAAGCATAAGGTCACTTACCGTAAGAGAGGTGTCACGGCTGTAAATGAATACCGTGATTTCACCGTCCGAAACATCGGGGAGTACAACGGAAAAATCTGTCCAATCAAAGCTCTCCTTTGTATTAAAAAGATATTCTCTTTTAACTCCGTTGTACTGAACATACATATATGCACTAAGCTGTGAATAGCTTTTCTTTGCTCTGAGTGACAGCACAAAGGATCTGTCGGCAACCGAGTTATACACACTTTGCGACAAGGTGCTTTCCGCACCGAGTACAAAAGCAGAACCCGAAGAGGTATGACTGATTACATCTGTATCGGAAAGTACAGTGACCAATCCCGAATACTCCCAATCATCCGAAAGTCCGTTGAGAGCCGATGAATTAAGAAGATAGTTCTTTCCGCCAGTGGACTGCTCATTGATTTTAAATGAAATGTCCTCTGCGGTCTGTTCAAGTGTTGATGTCCTTTCTGTAATTTCAGCAATACTGTCGCTGAGTTTGTCGGTATCCTCTGTTTTTGTATATGCACTTAGGTGTACCTCTCCGCTTTCCAAATCCCACCATGAAGAATTATCAGCCGAACTGATTACTCCCGCCTTGATGATATTTGCCATAAGCGTTCCGCTTGTGATAAAGTCAGCCACGATTTTTCCGTCAGCCGTAATCGCAGTTTCATACGGGCCGTTGTATCCACTCTTTGAAAAACCTAAGCCACTGACATTCCACCGCCACACATTCCTTGCATCGTACAGATTTTCGTTGTCAAGAATCAAAAGTTCATACGGCTTGCCTGTAACAGAATCCGTGTGCATAACAACAAAGCCACCTTGCTGACCTGAAATCAGCGAAGTGGCATTTTTAATAGCAGTATTCATAAGTAACGGAAAGCTGTCGGTTTCCTTTTTGATTTCATCGGTTGTACTTTTGATTTCTGCAACCGTATTCACAAAGTTTGATTTTGCCGTTCCGAGTGTGATTGATGAATATTTCTCGGCCAGTGCGTCATATACGGTTTCAATAACCTTCGTCTTTACCTCAATATTCATATCTGGGTGTCTGACGATCACTGTGTCGCAGAGGTTCACCTTTTCGAGAAACTGCGAATATTCGGGCTGTTGCCATAGCGGTTCAAACGACACCTTCACCGTGGGAGTTTCGTCACCGAACGGATTCTGTTTGATGTATGACTTCGCCTTTGCTCGAAGTGTGTCCTCGGTAACGGTTTCTCCGTCCTTAAAGAAGGACGAAAAATCCTTGATGAGTGTTTTCTCCCTTGCATATGTTTCCACAATAGGAATTGTGATTTCCGACAGAGTAACCACACTTTCGGTATCTCCGTTTTTAATTACGGCATAGGGCAAAAGGTGTGTATATACCGATGAAAAATCATTGTCCTGCTCAAGTGAGGTGAGGTTCTTACCGTATTCAATTACCACACCGTTATCCTTACCACGCTTTGAGTGAAGAATGACATCGAACATATCCCATTCATACTCACCGCCCCATACATCAAGTACAGAACCCTCCGTACCGCCAAGACAGGCTCTGATACTCATAGGTTTACTGACTGAAAATGCCCTCGGTGCTGAAAGGTCTGTCCTGCATTTAAAGCCGTGCTTTGATGAAGTATTCGCAAAAATTCTTTCAAGTGCAAGCTGTGGCGAAACCGATTTGCTCTCAAAGCATAGCACACCAATGCCCGACAAATCATATGACATATGCTGTGCATACACTGTGATGATGCCGTTCATCGGTGTTGTAATTCTGTATATACGAAACGGCTGTGACCTTGATGTGTCATTCGGCTTAACGAGTATAACCCTGTCGTTTTTAATCTCATCAAACAATGCACCGTGCAGAGGATATTTCATCACACATTCAAACGCACCGTTTCGCTCCTCTGTAACTTCGCAAAAGGTGCAGTCCGACAGCATACCGATTCCGTAGGTGTCAAACTCGGTTTCATCTGCTCTGTATAAAATCGGCATCATAACGAACACCACCTTGGAAATACTGAACCGTCTGTTATGCCACCGCCGAGAATAAACCTGTTTTCACCCCTTACAAGCAAAGGAAAACCCGTGCCTGTAACCGTATCATTTTTCAGCGTGTTGTCCTTGTAAAAGCACATTTTTTCGCTGTCAATCTCAATGAACTCGTCAATATTGCTGAATGTCCATTCGTGTCTGCCGTTTTCGTTATCAATGGTAAGCGTACCCGTACCGTTGCCGTTAAGATGAATAAGTGGTCTGCTCTCAAAGCTGTACGGATTCACAAGTACGGTTTCACCCTTTGACGGCAAGGTCACTCTGTAAATATCCTCGCTGACCTTCTCGAGAGAATACCATGCGGTTTCGTCACCGAGAAATGTGTAGAGGGCAAACCTTGCATTCTCCTTCTTCCAGTTTTCGTTCACCTTAAGATATATTCTGCTCTTGTCAGCATCTGAATAGTAGTCCCAGTAGCCGTCTGTCCACGAATTTGTATTCAGTACAAACATATTCTTTCCACTCGGCACAACAAGGTCTGCCGTCTGATTCCAACGGTTGCTCCAGTCGTTTTCCGGCTTTGAACCGTCCATTCTGCAAAAAATCATATACGGAAAATTCAGCACCACATCAATGCTGTGCGGTAACTCACCGTCAATGTCATATCTAAATGGCTTGCAGTTAAAGCTTACGGTAAACACACCGATTTTGTTGAGCTCATCTTCAATATCAAGCGATGAGTTAAAAAGAGCATATCTGAAAAATCTTTTATCGTAGCTGTCCTTTAGTATGTGATACCTGTCGGGCTGTGCATACAGCCAAGCCTTGATTTTTGTAATGCTGTCAGCAAGCTGTTGACTGTTCTTTGCAGACAGATATACAGAATAGCTCACCTGTGTGTTTTCATATCTGCGATTCGGTACAATCAGGTCACCGTTGCGACCGGGGATTGATACAAAGGAAGAGTCATACTTTGGCGAGGAGTACACATTCTTTCTCTGTATATGAAGCCCCATATCAGATGACCTCATGCCGTTGTATTCAAAATAGTTCACGCAAATACCATTCCTTTCCTTTTGGCAAACTGACCTGCAGTTTCCATAATCTCGTTTGTAAGCTGAGAAATATCGTCATTTGAGTAGTTGTTAAAATTTGCAATATTCAGCACAAGCGAAAGACCGCTCTTGCCGAAAGCAACAGAATTTGAATTATCAACCAATCCTTTAACATTTCCGTCAATGCTGAAATCAGTCGGCAAGGCAGTTTTCATATCATCAGCAAGTGAGTTCATAACACTTGAAACATCACTGCTCATACCCTCGGCGGCACGAACAGCCATATCACCGTTCTTGTCAATAGAGCCGGCAAGGCCCTTGACGAGCATTTCTCCAACCCATGCCATTTCCTTTGACGGTGAGTGAATGCCAAAAAAGTCGCAGATGCCGTCCCAGATACCCGAAATCCAACCGCTGACTGAATCCCAGAGCCACGATGCAAGACCGCAGATACCGTCCCACAAGCCTTTTACAATGTTACCGCCAATTTCAACAATCTTGTACATAAGTGAACCAAAGGCCTTTACAATGCCTTCAATAATCTTAGGTACTGCCTTTACAATTCCCTTAATGATAGTCGGCAGATTCTTAACAAGCGAAATCAACAAATCAATACCCGCCTGAATTATTGCCGGAATATTGTCAATAAGAGCATTAACAATGCCTGAAATGATGTCGGGTATTGCATTCACGATTGTGACTATAATGGTGGGCAGAGCCTTGACAAGTGAAATGAGCAAGTCAATGCCTGCCTGAATAATCTGCGGAATTGAATTTATTACCGCATTTATAATCCCGTTGATAATCTGCGGAATAGCCTTAACTATTGCTGTGATAATATCGGGTAAGGCACTAACAAGAGAGGTCAGCAGCTTAATGCCTGTCTGTATGATTTGCGGTATTGAATTTAAAAGAAATGTAACTATGCCCATAATAATCTGAGGCAGTTTAGATATGAGGTCGGGAAGTGCATCAAGAATACCCTGTGCAAGTGCTGACACAAGTTCAAGTCCTGCGTCAAGAATTGACGGCAAGCTGTCCAGAAGTCCCTGTACAATCGTCATAACCGCATTGACCGTAGTAGGAATTAGTGTAGGCAGTGCATCTGCAAGGCCCTGTACGAGAGTTGCTACGAGTAAGGTTGCCGACTCAATCAGCAAGGGCAGATTTTCAACAATTGCATTCGTAATTGTTAATAAAGCCGATACCGCAACGGGAATCAGCTGTGGCAAAAGCTGAAGCAATCCCTCAAGCACCTGTGCAAACAATTCTGCAAGAGTTTCCAGAACAGTGGGAAGCATTTCACCTGCCGATTCAAGCAGTGTGGTAATGACTGTCGGCAAGGCTGAGATGAGATTTTTCACAATAGGCGAGATATTCTCAAGCACGGTCTGAAATGCTGTTACAACATTTTCACACAACACACCGAGGTCAGCATTTGCGTCACCAAATCCTACCACAAGGTTAGTAACCGAGGATTTCAACGCATTAACCGAACCCGAAATTGTACCCTCCACCTCCTTTGCGGTAGTGCCGGCAATATCCATACTCTCCTGCATAACATGGATTGCATCGACCACATTGGCATATGACGAAATATCATATTTCACGCCAGATATTTTTTCTGCGTCAGAGAGAAGTCTTTGCATTTCCTCTTTAGTACCGCCGTAGCCAAGTTTAAGGTTATCGAGCATGGTGTAGTTTTGCTTGGCAAAGCCCTGATACGCATTCTGAATGAGTGACATATCTGTACCCATCTTGTTTGCGTTATCCGCCATATCCGTGATTGCCATATCGGCATACTTTACCGACTTGTCCGTATCACCGCCAAGCGACTGAATAAGGCTTGCGGAAAAGCCTGTAACAGTTTCCATATAGTCATTTGCAGAAAGGCCTGCCGTTTTATAGACATTAGATGCGTAGCTTTGCAGCTTCTGTGATGAACCCTTGAAAAGCGTATCAACACCGCCGACAAGCTGTTCATAGTCGGCATAGGCATTAACTACCTCCTTGCCGAGCTTAACGGCAGTTGCGGCAGCCGCAGTAACAACCGCACCCATCGCAATGCCCACACCCTTGAGTATCGAACCAAGCTTTGAAAACCTCTCCTTTGACTTATCCGCCTTGTCGCCTGCGTCCTTGATTTCATCGCCCATATCATCGGCACTTTCGGCAGTATCATCAAGCCGACCGTCAACCTTTTCAAGAGATTTTTCTGTCCCCTCAATATCCGTCTTTGCCTGTTCAAGTGCAGAATTATTACTGTTCAGTTCACGCTCCATACTGTTGAGTGATGCCTCGGCATTGTTAAGCTGAATTTGCCAGCTTTGTGTTCTCCTGTCAGTTTCACCAAATGACTCTGATGCATTTGCAAGTGCCTGTCGCAAGGTTTCATCTTCTGCTTTTGTGCATCAATCTCCTTGTTAAGAACCGTATTTCTTGCAGACAAAGCCTGAACGGAATTGTCATTCTTATCAAACTGCGAGGACACAAGCTTCATCTCAGAGCCAAGCACCTTAAAGCTCTGATTGATTTCGGCAAGCGACTTTTTAAATTCCTTTTCGCCCTCAATGCCAAGCTTAAGTCCAAAACTGTCCGCCATATTCTCACCTCCTCAAGACATAAAAAAAGAGCCTTTCGGCTCGTAGTGTTATATGTGCATATATGAAAGAGGAGCAACCGTGTGGTTACTCCCCTTGATGATGTTGTTATTTGTTTACTCAATTAATTGTTACGAAAGATTGTACTTTTCCACTAATGAGAATATTACATTTGAATAAGGAACAAAACTCAGTTCAATTTTTTTCTCATCGAATTGTCCGTTCATAAATATATTTAGTTCCGAGAATAATTGTAAGGAAAGTATTTTGATAATAGCAGTATTATCTACGCATTCTTCATAATCTTTCGCATACATTTTACAGATTGAACGCAATCCAAAATAATTGTATAGTAAGCTTATTGTTGGTTTTAGTATTTCAATATTTGCTGAATAATCCATCCTACTCATCATATCCACAACAAACTGATGCTTGGATAATAAATAATTTTTTATAGTGCAAGCATTGGGATATACATCAATGACAGAATTGATTGAAAAAGTAAATTCATTTGGAAAGACTTTTTTTACCCCTAATAAAGCCATCAATTCCACCTGTGAAGCGTGATATTCTGTATATCCAGTAACATAAAGATATTTGTTTGAATCTTTTTTTGCATACATTTCTGCATCTAAAATATGGGTGAACTCATGAAATATAACATACTTATTTATCTCATAACTTATACAAATGCGTAATAAATGTTTATCGGTTTTTGGATTATATTTAGCTTCAGCTAAAGTTCCGAATCCATAGCTACATACTTTACCAATTTGTTCTTTATACAACTCTAACTCGTATTCAGGAAATTTTTCAATTCCCATAAATTCCTTATACTCTTTTTCGTAACATTCAATTAATGATTTAATTTGATTTTCTCTTGTCACTTTATCATCTACCTTTCAAGTATATTACAACAAATCAACTGCCAAAATTTAAGCATATTTGTTATAATTGAATCATACCATATTGATTATTAAGAATCAATGGAAATATATTCAAACCCCATAAGGAATAACATCATCAATGCAAGCAACTCGTTTTGGCTTTGCAATGCCGTTGTATTGTCTATGACATTCCCACAGGTCGAGCAAAAGTCCGAACGGCATCAGCCACACCTCATCTTGCGAAAGGTTCAAATGTGCAAGTCCGTAATAAAGAAGTCGGGTGAACAGCTCATCGTCCGTTACCCGACTTTCGTGTTTTTTGAGTCAGACGCACTTTCAATATTCCTTTTTGTACCTTTGTTCATTGAGTCCATAATTGCATTCTTGTATTCTGCAAGGTCAAACGGTGAGGTTAAAAGCTCAACCTCGTCCTCACAAAGCAAAAGCTTTTTGCTGTTCGGATTTTTCAGATTGTAAATCATAACGCTCTGGTTTGCAAGCAGTGTGATAAGCCAGATGATTTCATCAAGTGCCATTTCAAAATTTTCACTTTTCATAAGCCTGTCACCGAGGTTTTCAAGTCCGCCGTATCTTTTGGCAATTTCCTTTGTTGCCCTTGTTGTGAGAATAAGCTCATAATCGTTTTCACCAATTTTAATAATACTTCCTCTGTCAGTCATAACGCACCTCCGTATTTATTCAGCATAGGTCGGCTCATACACTTGAGTGTACCAACCGCTGATTGTGTCGATTGCAACACCTGTATCGTCCTCTGAAATTTCAGCCTTCCACGGGTGCTTGCCGAGCTTGTCAGCCTTGTTTCTGCGGATAACCGTACCCTCAATCGACGGAGTGGAAAACTCGATGCTTTCGCCCTTTGTGGTAAGATTAGTTGCAGGAATGCCAAACTTCACTCTGTAAAGCCAAAAGTAACGATACTTGCCGTTCGCTTTCTTTGCACGAAAACCGATTGCAACGGGCGGTGCTCCGTCCTCAGATGCGGAAACCAACACCTTGTTTTTGTCGATTGTCGCACCGGTCAAATCCTCTGCAACGGCTGTTCCGATGTTGTCAATACCGAGTGTGAGCGTACCGCTCTGAAATTCCTTTACAACCTCAGATGCACCGTCATCGGCATAAAGTGTTGCCTCGGCAAGCTCTACCGAAAGTTCCGCACTCATCGCCTTTGCAAGCGGAATAGGTGTGTCATAGGTTTCGTTTCCGTCAGAGTCCTCCGTGATTTTTGCGTAATACAGCTTATCAAGTCCGATTGTTGCCATAATCTATCTCCTCCAGTTCATAAGTTTTTAATGCGTCAATAGCATAGTGATGATAGCCCGTGTCGCTCTCGTAACCGATATACAGCCTGTCGGTTATTGAAATATCACTTTGAAAAAGAGCGGTCACAAGCTTGTATTTAAGTGCAGAATAATTACCCTTTGAAAATATAGAAATTCTCACTTCCTGTCTGTCAAAGGTCGGCATATTGTCGCAGTGCATATCAAAGCCGTCCGAAAGCGGTGTGAGAACAATGTATTCGTCAGGTGCTTTGTCTGAAAAAGCACCTGTTTCAACTCTGATATTTAAACCTTCTGCAATGCTCTTGATTTCAGCAAGCAAACTCATATGCTCTTTACCTCCTCATCAAGCGTGTTAATCATAACCGTCATACACTCCTTGCGTGACGCTGATTTTGCAGGCTTCATAAACGGTTTTGGTGGCTGACCGCTTTTGCCGTATTCAATTACACTCGCAATTTTTGCATTGCTTTCACCATTTGTTCTCGGCTCTGAAAAGCCTATCTTGATATTCATATTGCCGTTCTTGTCTGATAAAACAGGGGACACGCCGAGCGAGTGTTCAAGCTCACCCGTTGAGCGTGACTGCGTTTTTGTGTCCTTGCTGATGACATTTCTGAGATTTGTTTTCACCTTTTTAAGAACAACCTCAGCACCGGCATTGAGTACCCTTTCACACACTTCATCGGTTTTGTTCCCAAGTCTTGAAATTTTGAGTAAAAACTCCTCCGACATTTTCATTGTGCATCTAGCCACTTGCTTCAACCTCCTTTGCAAGAATTTCAAGATACATTCCTCTGCCTTTTACATTCTCAACAGAGGTGATTTCGAACCTTTTCCCGTCACAAAGAATAAGCATATCTGCGGTAACTTCAATATGCGGAATACACCTTAGGCGAAACAAGTCAGTCGCAACGGAAAATGTCGCCATATTCGCCCACCGTTCACTGCCGTGTCTGCCCTCACGATATGCTCTCACGCTTGCTACTGTTTTCAGTCTTTCATTCTTAAACCCCTCATCATCGGTTTCAATCACCTTTTTCATAATTTCAACAGGTGTGTTCATGTTTCCAAAACTCATAGCTACACCTTCCAGTTTCTGTCAAGCCTTAAAAGTAAATTGACCGTGTTCCACACCTGAGCCGATGCGTTTGTGCTGTCAGCAAAGAATCCGCCCGTTGAGCCATCTCTGCTTTCGTAGAAATGGCTCGCAAGCATAATAACTGCCTGCTCGGTAGTTGCAGGCATTGCGTGTGTGGAGTAGTAACCCTCATCAATGTGTTGATAGCTTTCGGCATAGGATACTGCGGCAGTTATGTACATTTTCAGAAGTTCATCATCTTCGTTGTGTTCAAGAATCAGGTTCTGTTTTACCTTTTGTAAAAGCTCATCAGTCATTTAAAGCACTCCTATCAGCCGGCACTTGTGGTTTCCTTAAGCTTGAGAATCTGCACTGCCTCCGGCAGAATCAGCTTGCCGTCAACACGCTCTTTTGCAACAAAGCCTACCATACCATTGCCTGCAAAAAGCTCACGCAGTTCTGCAAAGGAACGACTTCCTCTGTCACCAATGTTATAGTAGCTGTAATCACCGAATGCAATAGCATTTGTGGGAGCATACGAAGAAGTGTTAACTGCATATCCAAGCACTCTGTCAGGCTCGCCCTCTTTGTATGACGGCTGCCAGATATATGCTCCGTTGTTATCCTTCAGCTTTCTAAGCAGTGCAAGGGTTGAGTCGTTCATAATGAAAGAGGAACTTTTTCTGTACGGGCGCTTTAAGCCGTACACAAGGTCAAGCATATCATCTGATTTGACGGCAGCTGTCAGTGTGCCTATAACATTACCACCGCCTTTAGCGTCAAAAATACCGATAGGCTTGCCTTTGCCGTCACCGTTTAGGAAAGCGTCCTCCTCGGCATTTCCCAGAGCCTTGCCAAACTGTGTAATAATGTAGTTTTCAAGGTTGAATGCGTTGTCGTAGAGAAGTTCCTCTGTCACCTTGATTGCAACATGGAGCTTGTATGCATCAAGATAAATCTGGTCAAAGGTTGCATCACCAAAGCTGAGTGCGCCGCCCTCTTCAATCCACGCAGCCGCAGGCTTTGTGGCGGCAATATTAATCTTGTGCTGACCGCTTGTTGTGATTGTGGTTGCGAGAGAACGCATAATGTTCTCCTCTTCAAGCACATCAATCAGTTTGCTGTCATACTCCTCGGGAACAAGGTAACCGCCATCGGAGTCAACACCTTCCTGCAGAACATTACTTATATTTCTGAAGTTGGAACGCATAGCAGAAAGCATCGCATTTTTGTACTCGTCAGTTGCTCTTCCGCTCTTTTTCTCCGACTGCTCACCCTTGTACGGTCTGTTTGTAAGGGGAGAATTAATCGGTTTGTTCAGTTCAGCCTCACGCTGTGCGGCTCTCTGCTGACGGTCAATAGCCGCAGTTAAATCCTCAATTTCCTTTTCCATCTTGTTGTAGGTTGCAGTGTCCTCTGCAGAAAGCAGACCATTTTTATCCTCGTGGGTATCAACAAAGCTTTTTGCAGTTTCCCACACCTTTGCTCTTTTTTCAATTAATTCCTTAATAGTCATATCTGTGACCTCCTAAATAAATTTTTTGATAAAATTAAGGCGCTCCCTTATGTCAGAAACAGGAGTGCCTTTGTCATTTGAGTAATGCTTTTCAATTTTGTTTATCAGTGCCGTATTTACAGCCTTTCTTGAAAACAGGACTGAATCACACGGAGATTTCTTTTTCTCCTTTTCATCTTCGTCCTCTTCATCTTCATCAGGCTCTGTATTAGGATTTTCTCTTGCGATAATACCGTCTGCAAAGCCGAGTTCAACGGCCTTGTTTGCGTTCATCCAGGTTTCAAAGTCCATTAAGTGCGACAGCTTTGCTCTGCTTAATCCGGTCTTGATTTCATACGCATTTATGATACTTTCCTTGACTTCGTTAAGCATTTCAATAGCTTTCTGCATTTCGTTGTGGTCACCCATAGCAACGGTTGCAGGATTGTGTATCATCATTGTTGAAACAGGTGACATCAGCACTGTGTTTCCTGCCATTGCAATTATTGATGCTGCAGATGCTGCAATACCGTCAATCTTGACTGTGACATTACCCTTGTAGTCCATCAGCATATTGTAAATCTGTGCGGCGGCAACGCAGTCACCACCGGGAGAGTTTATCCATACAGTGATGTTTCCTGTTCCACTGTTCAACTCGTCTTTGAAAAGCTGTGGAGTGACATCATCGTCAAACCAGCTTTCCTCGGTGATTGTGCCGTTGAGAGTCAGAACTCTCTCGGTCGGATTGTTCTCCGTCTGATTCTTCCACTTCCAGAACTTCTTCATTTTCTTCCTCCTTCGTTTCGTCTGTGTTGGCAAATGCACCTGCATTTTTGAGCGGCAGCATATTACCGTTTATGAGGTACAAATCTCCGCCTTCTTCTGATGATATGCGGTCAAGGTTTTCAAGCTCTCTGATATCGTTTGCCGACATCCAGCCGTTCTGCCTTGCTGTTGCATATCCGTTCATTCGGCTTTGATAGTCACCTCGGAGCAGTCCGTCAACATTGAATTTGATAAAATACTTTTTCTTTTCATCGGTTGTCAGAAGGGAACGCACCAAATTTTGCTCCCATCTTGACACCCAAGGGTCAAGTGTGTATTTCACAAATTCAAGTGACTGTTGCTCAATATTAGAAAAGCTCGACTTTTCCAAATCACCGACCATATGTGGCGGTACTCGGAAAATTCGAGCTATTTCATCTATCTGAAATTTTCTTGTTTCAAGGAATTGTGCCTGCTCTGGTGAGATTGAAATAGGTGTATATTTCATTCCCTCTTCAAGCACTGCAACCTTGTGTGCGTTTGAACTGCCGCCAAAGGTCTGAGTCCAGCTTTCTCTTACCCTTGACGGGTCTTTTATTGTGCCGGGGTGTTCAAGCACACCGCTTGGTGCGGCACCGTTTGCAAAGAACTTTGCACCGTATTCCTCGCAGGCAATAGCCATACCGATTGAGTTCTTTGCCATAGCGATAGGTGAGTAACCAACAAGCCCGTCAAAGCCAAGTCCGGGAATATGCAGAACATCAAAGGGGAGCAGTCTTACGGTTGACTTTTTGTTGATTGGCGCATCGTCTGTGCTTACCATGTACTCATAATACAGTCTGCCGTTTTCATCTCTGTCAACTGTCATTCTGTCCGGCATAAGAGGGTACAAGGCTGTTACTTCACCCTTGCCGTTTCTTATGATTTGTGCATAAGCATTACCCCACAAAAGCAGATGAGTCATCAGAGTTTCTCTAAAAACAAATGATGTCATTTCCAGGTTCGGCTCATCGTGGAGCAAAAAGTACAGAGGACTGTCCGTAGCTTTTTCCTTGCCGCCGCATTCTGTGTATCTGTAAAGGTGTAAGGGCAGACTGGCAATCGCCTCCGACAGAATACGCACACAGGAATACACCGCTGTCATTTGCATAGCAGAACGCTGTGTCACAGCTTTTCCGGCTGTTGTTCTGCCTGTGTAGAATGTGTAGGCACTGCCTGCTGTTCTGTTTTTAGGCTTATCTCTTGAGTGAAAAAGCCCTGAAAATATACCCATATATATCACTGTCCTTTATATAAACAAAATCCCTCGTGAATCGTATACCGACTCCGAGGTATCATTTCCACAGCGAATTGCTCTGTCCAGTGCCATAATCGTGGCTACTGCACCGTCAATTTTCTCTGTGGATTTTTCTTTATCTGCCTTGATGTTTCCGGCAGGGTCTGTGCGAATGAAAATATTATCCATATTCCAACGCAAGACAGGGTGTCCACCGTGTGCAATTTTCTGCTCAAGGGTTAGTTTCATAAGTTCCTTTGTGGGTGGTGACATATCCTTAAAGCCTTGTCCGAAGGGAACAACGGTAAATCCCATACTCTCAAGGTTCTGCACCATCTGAACAGCACCCCAACGGTCAAATGCGATTTCCCGAATATTGAATTTTTTACCGAGTTGTTCAATAAACTTTTCAATGTAGCCGTAATGAACGACATTTCCCTCTGTGGTCTGCAAGTATCCCTGTCGTTCCCAAACATCATACGGAACATGGTCACGCTTTACACGCAGGTCAAGTGTGTCCTCCGGTATCCAGAAGTATGGCAGTATGATGTACTTATCTTCTTCATCAAGCGGTGGGAACACGAGTACAAATGCCGTAATATCCGTTGTGCTTGAAAGGTCAAGTCCACCGTAACAAACTCTGCCTTCAAGCTGTTCTTCGTTTACAGCAAAGGCGCACTTATCCCATTTGTCCATCGGCATCCATCTGACTGCCTGCTTTACCCACTGATTAAGTCTTAACTGTCGGAATGAATTTTCTTCGCCCGGATTCTGCTTTGCACTTTCACAGGCAGTTTTAACTTTGTCAATGCCGATAGTTTCACCGAGGGAGGGATTGCACTTTTTCCAGACCTTCGGACTTGTCCAGTCCTCGGTATCATCAGCACCGAAAATGACAGGATAGAATGTAGGGTCGATTTTTCGCCCGTCAATAATATCCTGTGCCTTTTGATGAACCTCATAGCAGATTGAATGTGTATCTGTGCCGGCTGTTGTGATCAGAAAAAAGAGCGGCTGCATTCGTGCATCACCGCTACCCTTTGTAAGGACATCATAGAGTTTTCTGTTCGGCTGACTGTGCAGCTCATCAAACACAACACCGTGAACATTAAAGCCGTGCTTGCTGTATGCCTCGGCGGATAGCACCTGATAAAAGCTGTTTGTAGGTTCATAAATCAGCCTTTTCTGTGATGCAAGTATCTTTACTCTTTTGTTCAGAGCCGGACACATTCGCACCATATCGGCGGCAACATCAAAAACGATTGACGCCTGTTGTCTGTCAGCAGCCGCACCGTAAACCTCGGCTCGCTGTTCACCGTCACCGCAGGTGAGCAGAAGTGCAACAGCCGCAGCTAATTCAGACTTGCCGTTCTTTTTCGGAATCTCAATATATGCAGTGTTGAACTGCCTATATCCGTTAGGCTTTAAAATGCCGAAAAGGTCACGAATAATCTGCTCCTGCCAGTCGATAAGCTCAAATTTCTTGCCGGCCCATGTACCTTTGGTGTGACATAGGCTTTCAATAAAAGCAACAGCGAAGTCGGCGTATTCTTTATCGTAATAGCTACCTTTCGCTTTGAATTTTGTAGGCTTATAATTCTTAAGTTTTCTCAAAATTTCACCTCCGAATGGCATAAAAATAGCCTGCCTATATTGGCAAGCTAATAAAGTGCACTTTATAATCCTTACATAAGATATTGTTGTAGTTCGGGTATTCTTTCAATTCGAGATTTTAGAAAAAATCCAAATATTTTAATCTCTCCAATCTCATTAGGACCATCTAATATTCCTATGTATTTTTGATATATCGGTTCGAATTCTTCTGCCAATAGCAATAAGGTTTGCTTATTAGCTGTATGAACTAAAGTGGGGTTAGCAATATATTTATTTAGCAGATTTGATATTTCTATTCCAGTTTCAGATTTTATAAATTGTTTAATTGCATCTTTTGACTTTCCTTTGTATATGTAAGGGAAACTCTCAATCATTACAGTAGTCCTCCTTTTTGGGTGTTATCTGCCTTAGCAATTCATACAGCATCTTGGTTTTTTTCTTTCTTGCTCCCGGATGGGGCATTTTAATGATCTGCCCCTCGTAATCATGGAGTGACTTAACAACTGTGTTATATGTACCGCAGCAGACAATCAGTTGAGGCTTTATTATTTCAACTTCTCGTTGCAGCAGTTCTCCTGCAATACGGGACTTTGCAAGTTGATGGTATTCGTTTCTGCTGCTTTTTTTCCCACGAACTTTGTTTATGTTTGTAAATGCTATCATACCAATAGCAGAAATAGCAGAAGCCTTCATATCAGCTATCTCATCAATAGAAGTGGATGGACCACAAATCAGTGTTGCCCATCTGCCTATGTTGTACCACATATTCGGATGCTGGCTGATATGATCTCCACCGGCAAGTCCATGCTGAGTAATGCCCTCCATCCAACCACGAAAAAGTATCCCTTTTTCATAGTCCTCATTATCCCAATTATTTGTTTCTTTGCCAACAAAGAGGACTCCTTTGTCAGTATCGTAGCGTTTTTCGTCGATTATACCGAACTCATTTATTCTGGAAGGAGGGACTTCTTTATCAAACGCAGCAGACCATTCCGTAAGAAACGGAACAGTAAAACTATAATACTCATTTCGTAGTATCTCATTTATCTCCGCGTTTCGGTCAGCTCGAATCATATCATCACCCCGTTATTATGCTTGAATCATTTGCTTTCTAGTTATTTAGTACTTTATAATTAGAGATTAAATTTCACCTTATAAAAAATCCAGTAAATCTTATTTCATAAGTCCGTTTTCTCACCCTTATAGGATAACGAAATAACAGTGCCTTTCATGGCTTCAGTATAAATAAATCTAAAGATTTTATTATCAAAATTCTTCTTGTCATACTCCATACCCTGTATCAAAAGAAATTCGACTTTTATCCTTACACAACTTATCCTATCAAATTCATTGTTAAAAATCAATTGATAGCAAAAAAATTTTTAATAATTTACATTACGGAATTATGAATAGTATCAAGAATTTTCTCCTGCTCTTTCTCATCAACACCAATGCTTTCGAGGGCCTCTCGTGTGCCACAGTCGGGACAGATAACGGTTAAATTGTCTGCCCTTGAAACTGCACCGTGTCCGGAATAAACACCGCCACAACGGGGACAGGTGCGTAACTGAACAAGGTTATCGGTCATTTTCGTACAGCTCCTTTGACTTGTGATAGGCATTAAGTAGTATTTGCTTGTCAAAGTAAAAGGTATTGTAACCTTCAAGGCAGGTGTTGAGGTAGAAAAGGCTTGGTACACCGATTTGCCTTTCCTCGTGCATAATGTAGGCGAAGACGGTAACCGTTCTGCGATTGCCTGTTCTGATGTCCTTGTATTGCACCTTGATGTCCTTCTTGTAGTAGAAGGTCGGATAGCCTTCATAACGGTCGAGTGCTTTTTCATCGGATTCGCTTACCTCCCAGATTACCACAGGCACAATGCCGTTTTCCTTTTCCTCAATCGTGAGGTACGAACCTGACTTACTACCTTTGAAAAGCAACTCCCAGCCTTTCAGCTTTGCTGTACCTAGAATTTTCGCATTCGGACATCTCGTTTTCATCTGCCTTACATTCAGGTTACTTCCGTAGGCTATGTATAACCTTTTCATAAAATCAATCCTTTCCGAAGATATGTTCTTCTACCACCTTAAGACCGCCAAAGCGGTCAGTGGGGCATTTAACCTAATTCCTTCAAGCAACTCTGCCGTTCCTAAAAGCCGTGTCTCCCGAAAGTCTGCTTGTGAACACATCTCTTGCTGTCTTGAACTCGTCACCGATAAAGCCGAGTCGCAAAAGCCAAGTCCTCATTGCGTATTTTGGATTTTCTGTCTGCTGAGGCTTTGCACTTGCCGATTTAACTTCCTTTGCCATTTGGCTGAGTGCCAAGCAAAGCTGAATGTAGCTTTTAAGCTGTCCGGCGTGAAGTCCGTTCTGCTTGCCGTTTGCGGGCTTGTCAAATTGGAAAAGTCTGAACTCAACCGTTCCCTTTGTAAAGGTTGCGTGTAGGTTTAGCATATGGTATCGGCTGTCGTTGTAGTGGTGATTGCTGCCGTAGTTTTCATCGTGGCTCTTGTACCATACATCGGCAAGTTGTGACATCGTTTCAGGCTTAGTTCTGTTGACCTGTTCCAAAAAGCGTGGATCTACCGTTTTGCAGTATCTTCTTATTCTCACCTCGTCAAGGTTTAAGGCGTCAATCAAAAGCTGTTCGTGGCTTGCCATAATGTTTGCAAGGTTTCTGAGTGTCTTTGCCGTGTGGCCTTTTGCACCGATGTGAATGTGTACTCCGCAACCTCTTGTTGAGTCGCTCTTTGCACCCGCTTTTCTTAATATCCTTACAAGCTCCTGCAAGGTTTCAATGTCTGAATAGTTTAAAATTGGTGTGACCATTTCGCATTTCTCACTGTCAATTCCTGCAATGCTGACATCTTTTTGGAATTTCCACTCTCTGCCTTGCTCGTCATATGCTGACCAAGTGCAGTAGCCGTTTCTGTCGGCTGTGTTTTCAAATCTGCCTGTGCCGAAGAACTCGGCTGCGATTTTTGCGGCTTTGTTCCTTGTGATGTTGTTCATCTCAACCTCAACACCGATTGTCTGCTTTTTCATTTCCTCGATTTGTCTTAATGTCTTTGCGTTCATTTTTATCCTCCGTAATTGTGTGTATTTCCCTTCGGTACACACATATTCGCTCTTTTTTGAGGATATATCAAGCAATTTTAAAAAGTAATATACACAATCTTTAATACAATATATTGTGTATATCTATGCTGTATATTTCTATATTTTGATTACAATGTCCTCACAATGTATTACATTCAGACCACAGCCGTTATCCCAATCAACGAGCAGACTTGCTGTATCGTCAACACCTCTTACAGTTCCTTTCGTACCAACGGGCGGTGCCTGAACATCGTTCATTTTTAAAAGCTCAACTCTTGTTCCGATGGGGTATTCTGCCCGTACTTTTTCAACAATCTCTTTGTTTGGAAAATTCATCTTAGTGACCTCCTGAATTTTATCAGTAACATATATCACTCAGAACAGCTGTAATTGCAAGTGTAATTTTGAAATTCTGCCAAATAAACAAACCGCCGAAAATCCAGCGGTTTTAAGTGTGAGTATTAAACAGTAGTAAATACCTTAATGGGAACATTCTCCTTTTTGCAGTTTTCAATTACAAATCGTGTTCCGTGGGATTTACCGTCCCAAAAGGCGAGAACTATATCGGCATATCTGATTATTTCCAAATTTCTCTTTAAAGGTGCTGACCGTCCATATCGTTCATATTCGGGAAAAAATTCCGTCAGCCTGATGTTATGAGTTTTCGCATACATTCTTGCACACCTGTCAATTCCTCTTGCACCGCCGCTGACTATTTCCGTTGTATCTTTGGGCAGATAGTCACCCAGATTGTTGATTGTTAGATTTCTTGAACCTACTACTGCTACCTTCATAAATTTCAATCTCCTTTTAAAAATATGACACCACTATGACATCATAATACCACCATTTTCGTTATGGTGCAATAATTGCGTTAAAATGATGTCATAATAACATCGAGGAGATTTGATTATGGACGATAACATTTTAAGATACACACTCAGAGTAAACCGAACGCTTTTTCAAAAGTTCAGATATATTGCAGACTACGAGGCCGTTCAGCAAACCGTGAGATTGAGCAGTATATTAAGCAGAGGGTAAAAGCCTTTGAGGAAAATCACGGCGAGATTGAAGTGGATAAGGACTAATTTTTGCTTGACAATTCTGTATTGTTGTGTTAATTTAAAAATAGCCTATAAAGAGTGCGTGAGAGACAAGCTCGTTGACCGCACAGCAACCTGCCAAAAGGTAAGGTGCTAAAGCTTGACCGATAGGGTTATAAAGATTTTTGCAATCCTGTCGGAACGATGGGATTGTTTTTTACGCTCTTTTTTAGGAAACTAATGAAAGGAGCGTATTTTTTATGCGTACAATCAGACAACTCATCAATCCGGAAAAGAAGGTGTATATCTTTCTGAAAAACAAAGCTATCGAAGCTCGCTTTATGAGCGATGCCGAGCGTGAGGGCATTACCTTCGGAGATAAGGTGAAACCCATAGAACGATATGCAGATGATATTATGGCACTTAATTCTGACGAAACGATATGTTTCCTCGGTTGGGCAGGCAGAATGTGCTATCACTACGGCGGTAACACAGCTATCCGTATTGACTATGAAAAATATATTGAAGGTACTGACGATTATGTTATCAATCCGTAGATATAGTTTTGTTAAGGCTTGCAATCCTTGAAAGTACAAAACAAACGCAAGGGAGTGCCACTCCGTTGCCCCACATTTTGTACTCGGCTGAATCAGAATGAGGATTTTTCAGCCACTTGATTATCTGTTTGTCAGATTTAACTTTTGTGCCGTTAATCTCGGTATAGGTTCTGAAAACATCTCTCCAAAAATCAAGTTCTTCATCTGTGGGGTTTTCCGTTTCCAGGTTACTGCACCACCAATCGGGAAAGCCTTGCAGTCTGGCGCATTCCGTTGGTGTTAATCTTCTCACGATATAGCTTGATTCAAGGACTCCGTTCTGAAATCCCGGATTTGTTCCGTTTACAATGCATCCGCTTTTTTCTTTTGTAAAGGTAATACATTCCGCTTTCATCTGCGGATAAAAGCCGTAGCTTGAATTATCATTTACGATAGGTGGGTCTTTGTAATCGGTAGCAACCAGTGTATTTGCTTTTTCTTCTTGAACTTTCGTAAAGAAAGACGCTTTGCTCGAACTGTATGTAGGAGCAGCAACAGCACCCGGGCCTTTTGCAACCATTGTCGGCTGTTTTTCCGTTTCAACGGCAAAGCCGTACTTTGCGTTTTGCCCTTGATTAAAAGCTGAACGGTCAATCCCATAGGCAACCGCATGTTTGTCCGTTGCATTAAGGGTAAAGCTGACATCTTCGTTTATACCGTCACCCTGTGGACCGTTCTCATCTTTTCTTCCAATCATTGAACCTTGTAAACAGACTGCAGGTTCTCCTCCGTGTGTGCAAGTGAGTGTTGGTGAGTAGTTTTCTGTAATGCTACAAGATGATTTTCCACCACCCTGATCTACACAAACAACAGCAATACCGCCTTGATTACAAGAGGGATTTCCTCCGTTTAAATCAAGTGTTCGTGAAGTTTCCGCCTTGTAAAAACCACTGTTCGGATTATCTGACTTCATTGAATTGCTGTCCTTTGAGCAGATGCCGTAGGCTTGCGGTACAAATACCGTCTGGTCATTGTTGCAGGACAGAGTAGCAGACTTATTGTCCTGAACTAAAGCACCCTTTCCGCCACCGTCACAGCCACTTCTGATTTTAAGTGTCTTTGGTGTTTCAATTACAAACGGCTGATTGTTCCCACCAGTGCCGTAGGTTGAAAGAACTGTGGGAGCTTTCTCAACGGGTCCTGTGTATCTTGTATCCTGACTGTGGTTTTCAAACATCACAGCTGCCGGAACTGTACCGGCACGAATCGTAGGTGAGGTTTCTTCCTCATAACCTATGCCGCGGCTCTTTGCAGAATGTTCCGTGCAAAAGCCTGCCGACTCCAACACACAAGGTGAGTGGTGTGCCTCGGCACGGAGTGTGCAGGTCACATCTTCGGTAATATCCATTCTGTTGCCGCCCTGGTCGTTGAGAACTATACCGTTTCTGCCTGTGGACATTCCGCAGTTCACACCGATTGTCGAGGATACATCTCCTGTCAGCTGACCATTGTATCCGTCAAAGCCTGTTGCTCCAATGCAATCTTTAACATCGGTGGTAGTTGTTTTCCTCGTGCCGATGCTCTGCGGAGAATCCCCTGACAGGCTTTTTTGCTCAAATAGTATTTCTCCGGCACATTCTCCTGCAAAATCTGCGACAAGGTAGATGCGTTTTCTTCGTTGGGGGACTCCCCAATATTGAGCGTCAAACACTCGCCACGCAACGGAGAACGCATCTCCCACGATTTCTCCTGCGTTTGTCCACTTTCCGCTTTCAGGTTGAGATACAGATAATGTATCGTCTTTGATTTTACAGATTTCTTCGAGGACTGCCTTGAAGTCTTCGCCCTTGTTTGACGAGAATGCTCCTGGGACATTTTCCCACACCACAAATCTTGGATATTCGCCATTCGTTTCACACCTCATTTCCTTTACAATTCTTACCGCCTCATAAAAGAGGTTACTTCTTGCTCCCGACAGACCGGCTCTTTTCCCTGCAACGCTCATATCCTGGCAAGGACTTCCGAATGTGATAATATCAATAGGTGGAAGTTCTGTTCCGTTTAATTTTGATACATCACCGTAGTGTTTCATCTGCGGCAGTCTTTTCGTTGTCACACGAATTGGGAACGGCTCTATTTCCGATGCCCACACAGGTGTAATACCGGAAAGAAGTCCTCCTAACGGAAACCCTCCTGAACCGTCAAACAGACTGCCAAGGGTTAATGCCTTACTGTTCATCAGCATTAACCTCCAAATCATCAAACTTGATTTTTTGACCGTCACGCATTACATACACATTCTCCGTTGTGCCAACCTGTTCAATATATCTTTTCACGATTACATCGCAGTATTTTTCATCAAGCTCTGATGTGTAGCAGATTCTATTTGTCTGCTCACAGGCTATAAGTGTACTTCCGCTGCCGCCGAAGGGATCAAGTACGATGCAGTTTGTCGTACTTGAATTTTTAATCGGATATGCAATCAGCGGAACAGGCTTCATTGTGGGGTGGTCGCCGTTTTTCTTCGGTTTGTCAAACTCCCATATTGTGGTCTGCTTTCTGTCGGAGTACCACTTGTGTTTGCCGTTCTTCTTCCAACCGAACAGAACAGGCTCGTGCTGCCACTGATACGGACTTCTGCCAAGTACAAGGCTTTGCTTTTTCCAGATACAAGTTCCGGAAAGATAAAAGCCTGCGTCTGAAAATGCTTTTCTGAAATTTAGTCCTTCTGTATCTGCGTGGAAAACATAGATGCTCGCATCATCTGCCATAGCTTTTTCAGTATTCTGAAAGGCATCAAGCAAGAACTGATAGAACTTATCGTTTTCAAGGTTATCATTCTTGATTTTTCCTGCACTGCCCTCGTAGTTGACATTGTACGGTGGGTCAGTAACAACAAGGTTTGCTTTCTTACCGTCCATAAGGCGAGTGTAGGTTTCTTCCTTTGTACTGTCACCGCAGATAAGTCTGTGATTGCCGAGCAGCCACAGGTCACCGCTTTTTGTTACAGGCGGTTTTTCTAGTTCACCATCCACATCAAAATCATCATCTTTTACATCATCGTTATCATCGGCAAAAAGCTCTGCGATTTCTGTTTCATCAAATCCCGTAAGACCGATATCAAAATCAGCACCCTGTAAGGACTCAATTTCAACTCTCAGGAGTTCTTCGTCCCAGCCGGCGTCCATAGCCATACGGTTGTCTGCCAGTATATAGGCTTTCTTTTAAGCAGGGGAGAGATAATCTACAAACACACAAGGAACTTCTGAAATGTTTTCAGCCTTTGCAGCTAAAATTCTTCCGTGTCCGGCTATGACATTGAAATCTCTGTCGATGATTACAGGATTGATAAAGCCGAACTCACGCAGTGATGAGCGCAGTTTCTTTATTTGCTCCTCGCTATGTGTTCGTGCATTGTTGATATATGGTATCAGCTTTTCAACGGGAACAAGCTGCATTTCTGTTGTTGTGTTCATATACACACCTCCTCAAAAGTGAGTTCAGACCTTTCTCTGCACCGTCAATATCTCCCGACAGAGCCTGACCTTTGATTGTGCGGTACTGTTGCTTTGTAAGATTTGGTCTGCTGTTTTTAAGCTTTTTCATAAATCTGTTTAATCTGAAATTCATATCAGTTTCCTCTCCGAGAGCGTAATAATCTCTCCATAACATCGTCCTGCGGTGTTGCACCCGAAAAATCTGCCGAGCAGTTTTCCTTTACTATCTGAAAAATCTGATACCACAGATTGTTTACCTGTTTCATATAGTTCTGACTCATACTGACATACGGACTTGCTATTGCCTGACCTGTTGTAGGGTGCTTTGCAAGAAAGCCGTATTCCGAGATAGCGTGTTCGCACTGAATCCATCTTGAAACGCTCATGGCATAATTTCGCACAAGTTGAGTACTTACCAGGTTTTCACAGCCACGCTCCTTAAGCCACAGCCAGGTTTCTCTGAACACATCTTCTGCATCAAGGTCACCGCCGTTTTTCTGTCTGTCCAGCATATAGCTTTTAGGCTCGGGCATATCCTCACCGCTTAAATCCGACTCAGCAGGCAGTTCCATTACTGTCAGCTTTCTGCCACCGGGATTTCCGCTATCAAGTTTTTCTTTCAAAGCCTTGGATTTTCTGCCGCTCCCGGCTCTCGCACCGCCTCTTGCTGTGCCGTCTTTCGCCATACAATCACCTCCGTAGGGTAATACCCCGTTTGATTTCGCTTTTTTCGTGTGTGACACCCCGGGCCGTTGTCCGAGATGAAGGCTGTAGAGATTTTTACCCCCTACCGGTCACCGTCTTATTTGTCTGTCACCGATTTCAAGGTGAATTTTATTGTGACAGCTTTTACAAAGTGACATCAGATTGCTTTCCTCATTCGTTCCGCCTTGAGAAACAGGAATAATATGATGCACTTCATCAACAGGAGTGATTCTATCTTCCTCAAGGCACCTCTCACACAACGGGTGAGCTGAAACATAACGCTCACGAACCTTTCGCCATGCTCTGCCGTACCTGATGTTTACATCAGCTCTGCGTTCATATTTGTTGTAGCGTCTGTTCTGTTCTTTCTCGTGCCGTTCACAATATTGTTTGTCAGTAAGGTTGGGACATCCCGGGAAAGCACAAGGCCTTTTCGGTTTTTTGGGCAAGTGTCACACCTCCTTTTTGGCATAAGAAAAGCCCTGCGGATTTCTCCACAAGGCTTTCAAAGTCTATTTCACTGTTTATATTATAGCAGATGTTCATACTGTAGTTCTATGGAATTTACTGTCAACTTTCAGGAATTTCAAAAATTTTTAAGGCTTTATTCCTCATCTTAAACACATTGTCAATACTGCAATTCATCTTAACCGCAATTTCCTCCCAGGTTTTAAAGCATAAATATCGCAGTTCAAGAAGTATCTGATATTCAGGCTTTTTAACCATTTTTATTGTCCTCACAATATCACGCTTTAAATCCACAAGTCTGTCTATGTCCCTGTTGATTTCTTCCTGCAAATCAACAATCTTTACAACAGTATCCTCTAAACGGGAGTTACTGATGCTTTGACTTTTCGGCATATCCGATAATGTAGATGTGCATTTTGTTGCAAGAAGATTGAGTGCTTTCAACTGTTCAATCTTTGAGTCTATTCTCTTGTCAAGGTGATATGCCTGACTTAAATATTCCTTTGCCGTCATTTTAGAAAACCTCCCAAATCTGCCTTAACGGCATCTATCAAATCCGACTGTGTTTTATCCTTTCGCTGAAGTGCTTTCAAAATCTGCTCATCAATAGTGCCTTTTGCGATTATGTGCTGAATTACAACGGTGTTTTTCTGACCTTGACGGTACAGCCTTGCATTTGTCTGCTGATACAGTTCAAGACTCCAGGTTAAGCTGAACCACACAAGTATTGAACCTCCGCTTTGAAGATTAAGTCCGTGACCTGCACTTGCAGGGTGTATAAGTGCTACCGGGATTTCGCCTTTATTCCATTTGCTGATACTTGTATCTGTATCAAGTTTTGAAAACGGAATATGCAGACTTTTAAGCCGTTCTGCAATTCGCTCAAAATCGTGTTTGTACCAATATTCCACTAAAAGAGGTTTTCCGTTCATACTTTCGATAATGTCCTCAAGTGCGTCAAGCTTTCGACTGTGAATTTCAATGATGTTCTGCTTATCATCGTAAATAGCACCGTTTGACATCTGGCATAGCTTATTTGAAAGTGATGCGGCATTTGATGCAGTGATTTCTCCCTCTGCAATTTCAAGGACTAAATTTTTCTTCATTTCGTCATAGTGCTTTTTCTCTTTGTCCAGTAACTCAACCTCATAATTACTGACTACAAGCTCCGGCATTTTCAGATATTCATTGGCTTTCATTGAAACTGTAATGTTGGAGATTTTTTCATATATGGCTTGTTCTGCATACGGTAAAGGCTTGTATGAATAAATAACCTGTCCGTTCATCTTGTCTGGTTTGAAATACTTATTTCTGTACTGTCCGATAAATCTCCCAAGTCGCTCTCCCATATCAAGAATTTTAAATTCTGCAAATAAATCCATAAGTCCGTTTGATGACGGAGTGCCTGTTAAGCCGACTATGCGTTTCACCTTTGGTCTTACCTTCATCAGTGCTTTAAAGCGTTTTGTCTGATGATTTTTGAATGATGAAAGCTCGTCTATTACAAGCATATCAAAGTTAAAGGAAATGCCGCTTTTCTCAACAAGCCATTGAATATTTTCTCGGTTGATTATGTAGATGTCTGCATCTGCATTAAGCGCCGCAATTCGTTGTTCCTCTGTACCAACAGCTAATGAGTATCTCAGTTCTGAAAGGTGATCCCATTTCTTTATCTCGTCAGGCCATGAAAATTTTGCAACACGTACAGGTGCTATAACAAGTACCTTACGCACTTCGAAACTGTCAAACAACAGCTCGTTTACTGCAGACAGCGTGATTGAAGTTTTTCCTAAACCGCAATCCAAAAACAAAGCTGAAACAGGGTGTGACTTCAAATATTCAATAGCATATTTCTGATAGCTATGCGGTTCGTATTTCATCAATTATCCCTCCAATCTGTTCTGCATCATCAAGCACATACACCTTGAAACCGAGTTTTTTAAGTAATCTATGCCTTGCCTTTTGCAAAGGGCGAGGTTTTTTGTTCGGTGCTTTTACTTCAACAAAGGCAATTTTCCCGAAAGGCAACAGCACAAGCCTGTCCGGCATTCCGTCAAAGCCGGGAGATACAAATTTAGGACAGATGCCGCCCATTTGCTTTACTGCTATTACCAATTTTTCTTCTGTTATCTTTTCTTTCAATCGTGCAACCTCCATCAAATGTGATATGTGGAGGTCTATGGAGTGTATTTCCGTAATTTTATATATACATTTATTTTATCTCTTTAAGAGAAGTTATAGAAAAGACATCCATAGACTTCCACATTAAAAGAAAAACGCTTTTATTCAAGGAATTCTGACTTTAATCTCAAACCGATAATAAGGTTACAATCCCTTGTCTTTTTATGGTCGAAACCGCTGCTTTCCAAGGCAGTGTAAAAATCAGCCGTACTGCGAATAAAGTCACCCACCTGTGTGCAATAGGAACGATATGCGTTATACACTTCACCGGATTTGGCCGTATAGTTTTCATCAACCTCACAACACTCCGAAAGAAAATGCGACATCCAGTCATTGTTTTCCTTGTACTTGCGAATTGCATCCTTTACTTTCTGTGGCGGTTCGATATGGTAGTTCTCCTCAATGACTTTTTTTGCACCCTCAATAATCCAGGATAAAACAGCACTGCCTGCGTTCTCAAATAGATAGTCAGCAAAATTTTTCACATCGTTACTGCCTTCAATTTTCGCCTCAAAGGGAATTACAATCAGTCTTCGCCATGTACCTTTATCAATAGCACCGACCTTTGGCAGGTGGTTTGTGTAAAGCACGAGTGTGTGGCTCGGAATATATGAAAATGGTGCTTTGTATTTCTTTTCAGCATATATTTCATCAGTAGAGCAAAGCTGCTTTACATTTGAGGTATTAAGTCGCATACCTTCTTCTAATTCCGCTGCAATAAGCAGTCTTTTTCCTTTTGCCTCGGCAAGCTCGGGTTTCACATTCCTTTTACACCCAACCGTCAGTACATCGGCAGAAATATTACCGCTGTAAGTACCAAGCACACGGGATACTACATTCCAAAATGTAGATTTTCCATTTCGACCTTCTCCGTAGGCAATAATCAGAGCCTCAACATATACCTTGCCGATAGCTGAAAGGCCTACTATTCTCTGCACATACTCAATAAGGTCATTGTCATTGCAGAAGAAGGTATCGAGTGCATTCTCCCATAAATCAGTACCCACCTTATCGGCATTGACTGCTGTTTGCTTTGTAATATAGTCAAAGTTATTGTGCTCCTGTATTTCGTCTGTCCCTTTGCGAAGGTCATATGTACCGCTTGGTGTGTTGAGCAAAAATTCGTTCTTATCCAAAAGGTCCTGCGTAATACACACCATAGGTCTGACTTCCTTGAGTGCAGAAGAAATGTACTTTGAATCTCTGCGTTTAATTGCATATTTCTTGTAAATTAATGCATCCTCATACATTTCATAGGAGTGTGCCTGCAATTTGTTGAAAGCAGATACTGCTTTTTTAGCACCCATCTGTGCAAGAATTTCAAAAGCACCGTTTTGCTCCATTTCTTTGAGCCTTTTATTTATCTCTGTTTCCGCCTCGGCAAGTTGTCTTGTGGTAAGCTCCTGTGCCACAGCCTGTGACAACGGGTCAGATTCTTCCCAAAAACTGCCGTTGTAAACAAGGTAACCCGTTGATGGTGAATACCTTAAACTTTCATTGTATTCTCTTGCAAGCACAACTGCCTGTCCTACATCCGAGTAATCTTCCGGTTTCAGTTTTAAGTTTGCATTGTACTGTTCGGGCGGAATATATCCTGCCTGTGAGGAAACCTTTTCACCGAACTTTAAAGCACTGTTCCATATAATTTTCAGTTCTTCATCAGCAAGAGGAGGATTGCATTTTTCTGCTTTCTGTAAATACAACTTATAAGCCTCGTCGGTATCACCGTAGCGTTTGATGATTCTTCCCGCATAATGTGACATTGTGCTGTTCCTTTTACCCTGCGGAATTTCACTCTGCTGATTATCCCAACTCTCGAAATCCTTATCATCAAGATAATCTACGATGTTATTGCTGCCGCCATAGAATTCTACCTGTGGTTCTGCCACACCAAAGAGCAGTCTTGCACTGTCCAGTGCGTTACTATCAAAGTAGGGAAAAGAAGAAACTATCCTTTTCTTAAGGAGCGTGTATTCTCTAGAGTCTGTCATTTTAGGTATAGAAAAGTACACATGAAATCTTGGACGAGCAGACCTGCCGTCTTTTACTTTCATATGACTTTTACTGTAAACAGCAACAAAAGCAACATCAGGGAAAGCCATAGCAACTTCAAAAGGTGTAATCCAATCATCAAGATTATCACTGTGGTCATTGTCACAATCGAGAGGAACATTATCAGCACTGATAAAATTGGAATTACTGCGATAGTTATCCTTATATTCTGCCGTGACATGGTCATATTTCATTGCCTCTTTCATAGATGTTTCATCTGTGATAATATGTTTATTAGGATAAATGCAATTAGACAGACTGTGAGTACAGTCTGCCGTATAAATAGTTAGTTTAATCATTCTGTTATCTCCCTCAAATCTTCAGTGAAATATCTGATTTTCTTTTTCATTTTTTCTGCCAGTGCAATTTCTTCTGCCATACCTTCGGTAATGCAATAACCAAACACCCACAGTTCAGCACATTTTCCGAGAAATACTTTATTCATAAACATTGCAAGACCTCTTTCGTGCTGTTCTGATAAGTATTGAGGAAGAAGAAGGTGTGGGGCAAAGGGTATAGTGTTCTTTGCAACAGCAAATCTTGAATACATTCTGGCATTAGCTGTATTTCTTTCTATATCACCGGAATAAGGACTGCAGATATAAACCATAGGTCGGAAGGCGGCGGCTTTTCGTGCCGCTCGCTCTTCCTTTTCAATTTTTGTCAAGGCCTCATATGTAACCGGGTCGAAGTAACCTTCTGCGTTGTATTTATCAATCGACATATTTTTTCTCTCTTTCAATATTTGGAAGAATACCGTCAGACTTCAAAAGCTCATATATAAACAATCTACCTTTTTGCGTCCAATAGGTATGCGGTTTTGTATGAACTGTTCCGTCACTACCGGAATAGCTGTTCGTTTTAGTGCTTGTGTAACCTAACTCTGAGTATTTCTGATACAAAAGCCATATCTTATTGCCCTGCTTGTACTGCACACCTTTTTTATGAAGGTATTGATTCATTCGGTTTGCACTCCAACCGTAGTCCTTCGCAATTACCGAAATCGCAACAAGGTCTTTACAGTTAAGAACAACATCATAGTATGATGCTTTTGGTTTCATTTCAGAAATCTGCTGTTTCTGAACAGCCACAGTTTCCGTTAACAATTTTGTTTTCTCTCGCTCAGCCTTTAATTCAGTAAGTGCTGCAATCAGCATATCGGGATTGTTCAGAACCTCATCTATTGCATAGATGCCGTGCCTACGGATAGCAGGTAGAACTTCACTTGTAACCCAACGCTTGAACTTTTTGGCATTTGGAAGTTTGCTTGAAAGGATAAGGCTGTAAAGACCTGATTCATTAATAATCCAGCCACCACGCTGTCCTAAACTCGATAACGATTCGTTATTGAGTTTGTCATCTTCGTCCACATGGTCAGCTAATGCCTTGCTTGGATTTGTGTAACCGAGGATTTCAGCTACATCCTTACCAAAAAAATATGGCTCATCATTTATTGTCAATGTACGGACAGAGCCAAATTCCGCATTCTTAAAAATCTGTAATTCACTCATTAGAATTACCTCCTGCATTTTATTGAGGTTGACCCTCTACCTCATAGCCTTGGGAGAGGGTCAGATTGGACAACTTTAGAAAATTTCCTGAAGTTTTTTCTTGGCTCTCTGCAAACGCTTGTATACCGTACCCCTTTTCAATCCGTTTCTTTGTGCATATTCCTCAGGTGTCATATCATCAAGACAAACTGCGATGATTACATCGGCATACTCAGGTTTTAGCATCTCACGGATTTGCTGACACAATGCCTCGTATTCATATTGACCGTTGCGTTCTTCTTCCTGCGAATTATCAGCAACAGTATCAATACCATCACTCTCATCAGGCTCCTCGTCATCTTTTCTGAACTGTCTTTTCAAGTTACCACGGTGTCGATTGAACTTGTGCCAGCTGTTGTACTCTGGCCTATTAAACTGTTCTTCAAAAGCTTCCTGTATCATCGCTTCTTTTTCTTCCTGTGTAAGATTTTCGTCACCCTCTAAAGAAAGGCTGACCCACATCTCTTCACTGTTTACCTCTAAGATTTGATACTTGTTTTCATAACGAATCTTTAACTTCATTCTTTTGTCCTTTCCGCCTGACTCTTAGCGGAAGGGCAAAGGGATAAAAATAAGGCCGGTGCTTTAGAAGTACCGACCCATATCGCCTGAAAAAGAGCAGAAGGAAACATGGGTACTTCTATCGCACCCAACCACAGGTTGTCCTGTGGCTAGTGCCGATATCTGTATCCCAACGCCCTTATAGCTAATCAGGCCTTGTGATATTAATTTTTGTGTTCTCTCACAAAGGGAAGATAGGCAGATAGATTATTCGGATTTTTTCTGCCTATCATTTGGTAAAATTACTTTCTGCCAGGTTTCGTCTGCGATAATGCACTGCCTGCAACAGATTTTGCAGTCTTACCGTAACGACCGTCTTTGAGGATTTTGCTTGCCTTTGAAGCAACTGCACTTGATGTCTGCTTTGAGTTTTTAGCCATTGCCAATCACCTCCTCACAAATTGAGTATTCTGTTGGTTTAAAGCCAATTTACATATTTTTTTGATTAAAAAAGTTGGTGTTTGTCAATTTTATTTGTAAAAAGTACAAAGTTCTGATATAATATACATATGGATCTTCGCATTGGCTTTAAGAACCTACTACTACTATACAAAATGGTCTCATTCAAAATTGGACAGTTTAGGACGGTGTAGGACAAGCAGGACAAAAAAGGGGACAAAACGATGTTATTTACAGAACTTATGCATTCAATCCATCCTCACTTGATGAAAGATGCAGATGTACCATCCTTTACAAGGAATATTATTCAGATGCTGTGTGACATCCCAGAAAAAGATTGGTATACAAAAAAAGACCCATCTTCAGAACAAAGGTACAAAGATGAGTCCTTACGAAAATTTTATAATAGAGGCTTAACTAAGAAACTTGCGAAATCAATGCTGGGAAGACTTAACAAAGATAACTTCGTTGAGTCTATTAACGATCCTGATAGAAATGATGTTGTTCTTGAAGGCTTAGTAAATGACATCCGACCCTTTTATAATGACAATCTAGACGTCTTAAATGTTGCAGATGTGCTGTTTGATTTGTTTCACAAATCCTTGGAATACATTGTCAACCCCGAATTGGAAAACGATAGAAAAATCAGACAGGCACAACATTACTCCGATAAGGCAAAGGGCAATTTCGGTTCTGGTCTCGTTGATGACTGTAAATATACTTGTTCCATGTCCTTGTGCGGTAAACACTTACAAACACTCGGAATTCACAATCAGAGTGTTGCTGACTATGAAATCATCCTTATTGATGAGTCAAAAGGCTTAACATATGACAATTTGATTGCCGTATGCCATGAATGTTTCCAAAAATATACCCTTTCACACACAAATGCAGATGAAAAGAATTTAAAAGCAATAAAAAAACTCCAAGCCGATGCAAGGAGTAGCAGACAAACTTTAGATGATATTGAAATCAACAAAGGTATAGACCTTGTTATAGAAAATCTTTCAAATGCTAAGCCATCTGAATTGAAGAAATTAACATATGATCCTGTTTCTGTGTCGAGAAAAATTGATGAGAATACAAGTTATTTCCTTGTGAATGATATCAAAAATAATGTTACTCGATATTACCAGTACATAAAAAATACAATGCGAAATCTATCCATAAAAAATGTTTATAGTGATGACCTTATTCGTGCTCAAATGAAAGAGTCCTATAAGCAATTAGCAGCTAAAAAGCTGTCACCGGAACAAATATTTTATGAACTGTCAGAACGAATCCGAAGAATAACAAAGCAGGATATTCGTTTTTGCTATATCGTAGTTTCGTATTTTGTACAATCGTGTGAGGTGTTTCATGATATTACCAAATAAATTATTTTCATACAATCAAAGTGTCCTTTCTAAAATACCTTCATTTCTGGAAAGCCTTGATAGACCACAAACACCAAAGGAGTTATATCTAAATATGCGGAATGCTATTAGTAGTCCTATGGAATTTATGGATGTGCTGGATTGCCTATACGCACTTTATAAAATTGAGATTGATCAGGAAGGGAGAATCTATAAATGCTAAAGGAGATATACTGTGAACTCTTAAAAACAAAAACAAGACCAAGTGGCAAGATTATCTTCCACAATGGTCTAAATGTAATATTAGGAAGTAAAGTTGGCACTACATCCATCGGAAAATCAACTTCTCTATTGATTATTGATTTCGTATTTGGTGGAGATACCTATTCTAAAAGTGATGCAGTAAAGGAACTTGGTAACCATACTATATATTTTACTTTTAACTTTAATGGCAAAGACCACCACTTTGCTAGATCTACGAATTCTTCTGCAAACATTGGCATCGTTGATGCCAATGGCAATATTATCACTACACAAACGAAAGGGGATTATATTAAATGGTTAGAACACCAATATCATATGGATTATGAAGGAATGCAGTTTAGAAACACACTTAGTAGATTTTTTCGCATATACGGAAAAAACAACTATAGTGAGTTGCACCCTCTTCAAACACGTGGTGGTACTGAGTCAAAAAAAGATGCTATTAAAATTCTGGTAACACTATTTGATCGATACTCAGAAATAAAAGCATTCGAGGAACAAATCAGTGATGTCGACAAACGTATAACTGCATTTAGAGAAGCTAGAAAATATGAATTTATACCGTCCGCAGTTGATGGCACAAAAAAATATGAGGAAAATCTCTCTATGATATCCTCACTCAAACATGAAAAAGAACAACTTGAAGCAACCAACAATAGCGGCATTACCTCTAACGATATAGAAAAAGCAAATGAATCTAATTACTTGAAATTGCAGTTAAGAGATGCTCGTGTTAAATTGCAACAAAAGAAAAGTGATTTGCACCTCATCAATTTAAATATTAGTCAAGGTGTATATCCTACTGAAGCTGACCTGAAAAGTCTTTCTGATTTCTTTCCAGAAGCAAACTTTAGAAAACTTATGGATATTGAAAGATTTCATAATAAAATACAGGCGATTCTTGAGGAAGAATTATTAGAAGCCAAAAAAGATGCAGAGCAGGCAATTAAGCCTTTAGAAGAGGTTGTTGAAAGTTTGCAAAGGCAGATTGAAGAAATTAAGCCATCTATGGCATTTAGTCATGAATTTTTGGATGCCTATACACAGCTTGATCGCAGAATTCATAAACTTGAAGATGAAAATGATGCATTCATCACCAGGAATAGACTGCAGAATGAAAAAAAGCTGGCAAACAAACGATTGAAAGAACATATGAAAATCATCTTGCATGAATTAGAAGTACAAATCCAAGAAAAGCTGACAGAAATAAGTGATTTTGTTTCGGAAGGTATTGACAACTTTCCTGTTATTAGAATCAATGAAGCAGACAGTTATACCTTTGAAACTCCAAGAAACACTGGAACCGGAACAAACTATAAAGGTATGCTGTTTTACGACCTAAGCATTTTAAAGCTCACAAACCTGCCGGCAATCGCTCACGATTCTCTGCTATTTCCATATATTTCTGATAGAAACATTTGCAGATTATTGCAACTATATTCTGAAGAAAAAGATAAGCAGATTTTTATTTCCTTTGACCATGAAGAAAATTACGGCAAAGAAACCAATGAATTATTGCAGAAATATAAGGTACTTAAAATTGATGCTGAAGGAGAAGCTTTATTCGGAAAACAATGGGGCAGAAAGGACTCGACACATGAGAATTCAATATAACAAACTTTGGAAATTAATGATTGATAAGAATATGAAGAAAGCTGACCTTCGTGAGAAAGCAGAAATCAGTGCTAACTCCGTCGCAAAACTCGGTAAAAATGAACCTGTTCGACTTGATATTCTAATGAAGATAGCAGATGCATTAGATTGTAAAGTTGAAGATTTATTTGAAACCGTAAGAGATACGAATAACTCAAGTAATTAATCATAGGAGGTATAGAAATGAAAATCAATACATTAAACGACTTGTATGAACTTTCTAAAGAAAAACTTGAAGGTCAACATGGTACAATTACCATTACTTTTGCCAATAGAAATCACGTATATTCTGGCAATGATGTTATAGGTAATTGTTTGCAAGAGTGGTTGCCGAACTGGTTTCAATTTATTGGTGTGGATATTCAACCTGGGAGTGGAACACAGGTATTTCCAGATTTCATGGCAAAATTCAACGGAGTAGAATATGCTGTAGAAGTCAAAGCTTGGAATATAAATAATTCTCCCGCTTTTGACCTAGCAAATTTTCAGAGTTTTCTGGAAACAACATATTCATCACCAGGAAAACTAAACGCACAATATTTTATTTTAGGTTATAAACCCGAAGACGATGGTTTTTCTCAAGGGTTTACTGTCCAAAAGGTATTTTTGAAACACATATGGGAAATAACATCTTCTACAACAAAATATCCAGTTGGGCTCCAGGTAAAACGTGGAAATCCGTATGCAATGCGTCCATTTAATTTCTATAAGAAACCAGATAAGTGTTTTCAAAACAAGCAGGAATTTATACTGGCAGTGAAAGAAACATTCGAAATGTTTCCTAATCCAGTATTAACCTTTAGTCCGGAAGAATGGTATCAAAAAGTTTCACAATATTAAAAAATATGGTAGTTGCTTAAAAAATTAGCAACTGCCATATTCTTTATTTGTCTTCCAAATAGGTATCTAATAATTTTTCAGAAACTGCTTTTATTACAGGCACACATACTGTATTGCCTAACAAATCAAAAGCCTCTGCTTCTTTTAAAAACTCTAAATTATAATCTTCTGGATAACCAAAAAGCTTAAGTCCTTCATTTATAGAAAGTGTTCGAAGCCCATCTTGTACTGGTACTGCCAATTTTTGTATATCAGTAGCCACAAGTGTAGGGGTCACATCATTTGGAGAAAGTATTTTTGAATATTCGAAAGATAATTTGCCTGTGACAATATTATAACCCCTCTCCAGCGTTTCATCTGGTATTCTTCGGTTACCTACTAGCTGTTTAGGATATTCATAGGCTAAATATCCTTTATCTACTAAATCGGTCAGCAATTCATGTAGGTTTTCATGGGGATAAAAAGTACTGATCATACTTTCAGTTAACGGCATTCCATCCATCCACTTTATTCCTATTATATCTGCCCACTTTTTATTTCGCCTCTGTCGTAATAATAACTCTAACAGTTCTCGTTGATCATCTGAAATTTCGCCCTTTAATCCTATATCCCAGCTGTGAATATTATTATCACCACCACGCTTATCTTTGATTGACTTACCATATAATTCTTCAACTTTATAATGCTCTAATAGTTTTTCTGTAAAAAATGTATGTTTAGCTGGGATACTATAATCTATAATATCTTTAAGAACGCTATGTGAGACAGTAAAATTTTCAAGATTATTTACCTTTCTACCTCTATACCCTATAAAATAGATTCTGTTTCTCGACTGTGCAAGACCAAAGTCTTTACCGTTTAGTACTTTTGTCTCAACACTGTAGCCTAATTCAATCAGCGTGTTGACAATCACTTTGAAAGTTCTGCCTTTATCATGATTTACTAGCCCTTCAACATTCTCTAAAACAAATCCAAGCGGTTTTTTTTCCATCAATATTTTTGCTACATCAAAGAACAAAGTTCCCCTTGTATCCTGAAAACCCATCCCTAATCCAGCCTGTGAAAATGCTTGACAAGGAAAACCAG